AAATCCTTTGATACTGTAGAAACTTCCTGAGAGTCTGGCACATTGTATCCTGAACCAAGCAAAAGTTCATAAAATCTTTCTGTCGTATCAGGTACGATAGGATCAATAACAGTAAAACTTATAGGCTGCCATGTCACGTTACCGGGATAGTAAAATTTATGACCAAAATAACTATGTACAGTTTCGTTTACAGCATACTTTGGTTTGTCTACCTTTTTTATAAGGTATGTAGGAATTCCAAATCTCCCGGGTGCGCCACCTGGCCCACCAATATATAACAGCCATCTATGCTGCCTTTTTGGTTCTAATTTTGCGTCACTCCAAAATGATTGATTGCCTGCCATTTTTTTATTGTCTCCTCAACTGTAAATAGTAAATGCTTTGAAAATTTCTCTTATTAATCTTCAAAAGAAGCTCCAGAATCTGTGATAATGAAATCTAGAGCAATGAATTCGATTGAGCGCGCGGGCTTCAAGAAAATCTTAGCATACATGATGTTTCTGTCAATTAAATCTGGAGTTGTGGTTGTTTCATCAAGAATAACCTTATAATCAACCAGGCCCAATTGACTCTTTACGCTACTAAGGAAGCTTTCAGCTCTATTTCTGAACCCAACCCAAGTTGCACGCACGTTCTGTTCGAACAGTGTTGTCGCCGCAATTCTTGAAACTTCTTTCTTCACAAAGATAAGTAAGCGGCGAACATTAATTCTATCGAGAGCAGAAGGAGTGAGTTGAAGTGTCTTCTGACCGAAGATTACAATTCCCTCTGCTGGGAAAGTGGCAATTGGGTTGATATTTGCCTCATAGAGCTTGTCTCTATCTTCAGAGGTAAGTTTGTGAGTAACACCAACAACATTTAAGCCCGAAGCCCCAAATGAAAGTCCGCCACGTGTAAACCCAGCTGGCGCAAACCATGGAGCCTGTTGGGCATCGCTAAATGCCATGGCACCAAGAGCAACAACAGAGGGCGGAACTTTAAGAACCGCTGCAGTTCTCTCATCGCGGATCTGAACCCATGGATAATAAGTGCAACCATAACTTGAATTGATTTCTCTGTCTTCAAGCTTCTTCCTGAGAAGATTAATGTCCTGAGAATCAATACGTGATCTTTCAGTATCACTGTTTTCAGTATAAGGCTGGTAATTTCCCTCACCGACTGTATTATTCTGTAGATCAATGATAGCTAGAGCGTCTGCTCTTTCTTCACATTGGTCAACAAGAAGATTTGTAAGATTTGTTTCTGTTACACCCGGAATTGTAGCAATATTGTATTCCAACAAATCGGCATCTTTAATTGATTGAATAGCTTGTTTGACAGTGTTATAAGCATAGTTCACTGTCGCATTTCCACTTGCATCGTCTAACAGAGAATTTCGAAGTGGTTCTTTTTCTGTAATATCGAACCCATCAAAACCTCCATGGAGAAGGGTTGTAAACCTGTTCCATTTCTTTTCGTTAACCAATTTCTTGGCACCAGTATTTCCAGTCCCAGTGTCAGAACCACTAGTAGCGGTGTAACTCGAGCCATCTTTGCGGCTGCCAGAAGCATAACGCACATGTGGGTTGACTTCGACAAGATCATCAAGTGAGAAAACCCATGAAATCTCTGTGTAGGTCCCACCGGTGTCTCTTCCTGAATCGATTCCGCCTGGCATAGCTCGGATCAGATCGCGAACACTTTCGTCAAAAATGTTTGAAGCCGATCTTTCAGTGCGAACACCCCAAAATGCTTTCTTGGGATTGTCAATATCTCCTTCGTTAGAATTATCTCTTAGAGGCAACTCTGGGAAGTAGAATGAAGACGACATCTGCGAACCTATATGAGTGTTTGCATCGGTTTTATCAAGCTGTTTGGTATAAACACTAGATTTGACACCAGAAGAGCCGGATGCATTAAGAGAAGATGAAAACAGGCAATTATATCCCGATGTGGAACCTTTTGCATATGGAATTCCAACTGCTTGATCACCAACAATCATATGGTACCCGGTCAGACCACCTTGGGTCTCTGCGCCGGCAGCAGTCGCGTCGTATGTTCCGAGGCCATTTTCGTTGCCTCCGGTAACATTTAATGCGTTAAGGAAACGATAAGGACCATACACACCGAATGGAAGTAAGCCTTCGCCCGCTCCATTATCAACATCTTCGTTCATGGCTACGCGGAGGAATTTAGACTGGTTTGGGTATTCGCCATATTCTCGATATCTTTCTTCGACAGTATTCCATTCAAGATATTTGTCACCAATTCTTCTTTTAATGTAGTTTGCTGAATGTGGGTTAAGATTTAATCCCTTGAACACTTCTACATATTGAGGTTTGCTGTCTCTATCGCTAATAAACCTGATTGCAACTGTAAATGTGCCGTATCTGTTATATTTGTCATTTGGGAATTTCAGATCTTCAATTGAAATTTTGAGATTGTTTTGTAGCCATTCTCCCTGATTCAAAGAAATGAGACGAAACAGCTTTTGCACAGATTCGTTGTCGTAGTTGGTGCTATTGCCCGTATCTTGAGAAATATACCAACCTGTCTGTGCATTTGCTCTTCCAAATCTCCAATCTGCGCCATCTTGCACAAAATTTCTAGATTTCAGAGGCAACATCAAACCGTGAGTTACGCTGCCCCATCCACCAACTTTGTCGTCAAGGAAGCCTTCGTATGATTCACCAAGAAAGTACCCTTTTTGGTTATCTGTAGTAGTAATAACTGTATTTGTTAGTGTAGGATTGGTATTGAAAACTTTTCTAACAAAATCATCCGAACTGCGATTAAACGTGAAGTCAACTTTTTCTACACCAGTGTGGAGGCCAGTAAGAGTAGTTGTATCTGCCTGATTTGAAGAGGACAAGATTTGCCCGGGAGTACCAATCAACATTGACAAGGTTCCAGGTGACGAAGCAGCTGATCCCGTTCCAATTGTCACTGCATGTGAAGCAGTATATTGTGACACAGAACCATTTGATTTATCGAAGTCAAAGGCGCCAGACAGAACCATTGTGGTGTTCTGGTCGCAATAGAAAATAGCAGCCAAAGAACCTGCAGCAGGGTTGGCGTCAGTATTCGTCCCGGGCGAAACGGCTCCCATTATAAAGTCGGTATCAATCGCCATGGAGCCGTTGGTGTTAGCAAGAATAAGACCATCGGTGTCGTCCGCAGCCAAGACAAGATTAGATGTCGCTTTAAGAGTGACAGTAGTGGTAGTTGTACCATCTTCCGCGCTGACGCCGACAACGCCGGTGGTCGCGAGGGTGGAAATACCGGAATGATATTTAGCAACAGTGGTAGTAGCTGTGCCATTGATCGCATCTTTTATATAACCTCGCGTAGCTGCCGTATCCCCTGCTAAGCCTAGCACCCAAATTTCATTGGCTGCCATTCCGCCGGCCAGTAGGGTGCTGGAGGGTTTCATTACAAATTTGTATGTAGTGCCGGTGCCTCCAACAGTTGTCGGTACATTGATTGTAAATGCTTTGTCGTCGCCGACGACACTCGCTTGTATAGCATCAATTACAGTCGCTGTAGTTAAGCCCTGATTTTCAATTTGGTCAGAACCATTGAACAGCCAAAGACCATAAGCTCCGCCGGCGCTTTCAACATCTTCGTTTGGAGTCGTTCGCGCATTTTGGCTTAACAACACCTTCGCAATGCCAGCGGATGTGCCGTCGCCTCCGCCCCAACCAGCTTTTCCAGCTGTCGTGGCTAGTGTGTGTTGCTCACCAAGAAGTCTAATGAATGTGAGAGGAGCATTGTTACTTAACCAAGCTTTAGCAGCATAAGAGCCGTAAGTTGGTGCTAGCTTGTTGCCATCTCTAAAAACATCACCAGTTTGAACACCAGGAATGGGTTCACCAAAAATCTCAACAAACTCGGCATAAGATCGAACTTTGATTGGAGTTCCTGCGGGCCCTTTTACAGAGCGCCCAATGACCAGTGGTCCAATAACTTCTGGTGCTGCTTCAAGAATCGACTTATCAATCTCATTCATGAAGATTCCCGGTGATACAAATTTAAACTTCTTTACAGACATACTTTAAAGTCTCCTTTATGATAGTATTTTCTTTAATAAATAGTAATTTACTTTCTCAAACTCCAATATTAACTTCTATAAAATGAATCATCATCGTGCTCTGGTTCATCTTTATTGATTACTCTTTCTCTAGGTATTTTTACAACGACAGCATTTTCACGAACTACAAGTTTTGGTTGATCTTGATTATCACCTGAACCAATCAAATAACCTAGAACTTCTATGTTAACAGTTGTTTGATAAGTTTTTTCGTCTTCTCCTAGAGTCGACATATTATTAGTTTGTGCGAAAGCTGGCTGAACAAACGCTTCATATAAGTGTTTGTCTTTTTTAATTACAAAATGATTAATATTTCCAGGCCTCACAACGAATGGAGTCAACAGATCATTCATTTGTTGTTGATACTCAGTCTTGAGAGTAATTGCATAGTTTATCAGCAGTGGTACAGGCATTGGAATAGTAACTGTCTGATAAACAATTTTATCGTTTTTAAATGGATAATTTAATTGGCCAAACAAGCGATAAGTGTCCGCTCTTTTGAAGTTGCTTGTCTTATCTTGTTTAATCTTTCTCGCAACTATAATTGAACCACCTTTTTCGTCGTTGACTGGAGGAACATTTCCATAAAAAACACCTTTTTTTATAGGATTTTTTTCTATTGAGATTCTCTCGATTGTCATTATCGGAAGAATTAATGATCCATTCTTGTCTCGCAAGTTTTGATCGTTTTTGATCTGAAAAGACCTTTCTGCAGTCATCCACAAAGTTGGCACCTTCTTGAATCCTTTGTTTGTGGTCGCATGTATATTAAAAACTTTATCAATATGTTCAAAAAAAGCTTCGTCAATCTTTTCTAAAGTTGAAGGCACAATAAGTTCTTCATGAACAACTCTTGGATCTGGAACACCTGTATTTTTATGTTTAGGTGGCATCAAACAAACCCTCGCGAGCACGAATACATCTTGCAGATATCTCAAAACGATGATCAATCTGACCAAAGAACTGTTTCGGTTCATCTAAAGAAACAATCTCATAATGAACATCGCCGTACAGAGCAAAATCCCCAACTCGAACAATAAGATCTTGATCTTCTGTTAATCTTCTTTTATGGAAATGAAGAAGTAGTGATGAGCTTTTATCGATACCAACATTATTCATAAATTCTGTCTTTAGCCCTTCCCACTCAACTAAAACATAAACACGAATTGGGGGCAAAAATGTTTTATTAATGGCTTCTCCATAAACTGAATGAAAATCTGTATGTTCCAAACTGATGGGGTAATATAATATTTGCTGGCCAATGACACGTTCGATTAATTCATCATTAACCTGTTTTATCAGGTCCCTCTCCTTTTTTCCAACAAAAAGAGGCGGCGGTGGCTGTGTTGGTTGTTCCCATTTAGACATCTTTCTATATTACCCCGTAAACACTGGAAGAGGAATTCTCTCTTGAAGTCTACTAACTGATTCTGCGACAGTTGCATCTCTTTCAGCCAAATTGGCATATGTCAATTCATCAAGAACGGTTTTAAGTTCATCTCTTAATGTGGCTTGCTCTGCTGTTGCTTGAGTGATCAAACTATCACCATTTAATGTTACAGATTCTCCTGGAACGGGTATTGTGCTAAATTTGCTTCTAACTAAACCTAATGTTTCTTTTGTTAACGCTAGTGAAAACCTTCGTATCCATTGTTTTCCGATAGAATTAATATTTCTATAAGGAATGTTAGCAAATGGCAGAGTATTCATGTTGTTCACACCAGAAGTTCCACTTAATTTGTCATCATCCTCTACCCATGGATCTTCTTTTACAGTAAACTTGATCCACATTTTTTCAGGAGCAGAAGTTGTTGTTAATGGGAAGAGCCGCAACCTGTTATCTTTTATTTCAAAAGAGTAATGAGAGTTTCTCGTATAAATTGCGTCTTCAAACATCATTGCTTGTTGTTTGTTCTGCCAAACCGGAATGATTTGGAATTGTGAATCGTCAGCCCATTGACCATAATTCTGAAGGTTACCGACAGTGTTGAGTCCTCCATAATATCCATAGAATCTCCACATCGCAGCAGGAGTTTTATAATAGACTTGTTTAACAATGATTCTTTTTTTGCCCACTTTATTATAAAATGAAGAATTGTCATTGCTGGAATCTATAGAGGCAGAATAGATGATGGCTTGAAGATCATAATCTTGTGAATTTGTAGATGTACTAAAAGATGATGAATATTCTGTTTCGTCTCCTCCAACCCCAATACTCGCTCCGATGCCTAAAGTTACTTTTCTTGAATATTCAAATCTGTATTTAGGAAATTTTAAAGCAAGTTCTTCTGAGTCCTCGCCATATAGCGAAGATGGTAGTTCATCGGAGTCAACAAGACTGCCATCGTGATCGAAAGTTCCAGTTGCGCTTCCAAGAAGGCTTCCAAGAACATTCTTTGCTTGATGTATATTGACAATATATGAGTACTCTAAAACTGCTTCTTCATAAGCGGCAAACACATTTTCTTTTGTTAACTCTATATCTAATATGTCTCCACCAAGCTTTTTATAGGTATAAGCAACTTGATCGACGGCGCCAGTTATAAAATTGTCAGAGTATAGTGGAGATGCTTCATTGCTATATATGTTAAACGGCAACGTTGTTGTCGTAATATCATTTAAGCTCGCTGTTTGTGGTAAAACAATTGCGCTTACAGTACTTGAAGGCGAAAGAGTAGGATAGGCCATTCATAGAGACTCCTATAGCTACCTTAATTAGTTTTGGAAAAAAGAAAACCCCAGTCTAACCTAAGTCAAACTGGGGTTTTCGATAAAAAGGTTAATTAAGTATTAACCGCGAAGATCTTGAACTACAACAAGACCGTACATATCAGGACGTACCATCTTTTTAGCGTAGCGAGTCATGACACCCTTACGGGGCACGAAGTCCTCTACACCAAAGATAGTAGGCGTGACCTGGAGAGGTACATACGGAGCATATACATATCCGCTCTCGAGGAACGAACCACCTTTACGACCAATAAGAACAACGTTCCTGAGGAAGTAAGGATCTACATATATATCCCATTTCTTGCTAAGACTACCTGTCTTAATAGTACCAACTGTGCCTCTGTCAGTATCACCTGTTACGTCAGCACGGAAACCAGAGGTAAACTCTAGAATATTGGCGACTTCAGGTCCTACTACAATGAAGTTAGCTCCGCCTCGAAGCGTCTTACGATGAATCTGAGCGGATACGTCATTGATGGTTTCGACAAGAGTCTCATACCATTCAGACACGGTACCAGTAAAGTCAGCACCAAGAAGTGACTCATTATTGAGGTTACTAATCGGTTGACCATTGGTACGATCAAGGAACTTACCAGGTCGGCGAGACCAATGATAAGTGCTAGCAGTGGAACCCTTAACGAGATCTTCGAGGATCTCGCGGTCAATCTCAAGAGCAATTTGCTCAGAGAGAATGCCAGTAAGTTCTACTTCAGCATCAAGATTGTGGTAAGCATTGAGATCTTGACCAAGCTCTGGGGTCCATTTGGCCTTGAGCTTTTTGGTGATAGCCGTGACAGACACGCTGTCTACCTTGATATCAATCTCAGGGATACCTTCATCTTTTTCCAGTCCCCATGGTTCGAGACCAACAACAGCACCAACTGCATTGGTTGAACCAGCAGCAACAGAAGTACTATTGAAAGCGTCTGCAAGCGCATATTCGTATTGCAGACTCAAGGGGTTGTCAGCGGCGCTAGCCAGTCCCATACCATACTGATGCAAACCAGTCTCATTGGTAGTATCAGTGGCGAAGAACAAGAGAATGTGATCTTTCTTGGAACCACTGAACTGAGTCAAACGACGAACCACCTTCATTGAGCCTGACATTCCATAATCTGTACCTTCTTTCGCAACAATGCTTTGCAAATTGGCCTCATTGAGATTCGGGAAAGTATCGGAGTTATTAGGAACTCTAATGACACACACGTTGGTTGTTCCCGACGTGAAATCAGGGTCGAAACGACAAAGCGCATCGAACTCAGCTTGAGAGTTAACACCATCTGGCACATCATCAGAACCAGGTAGCTTGCCACCAAATGTACCGGAAGCAACAACGCCGGCGTTGGTAGCGTGATGTCCGCCGGCGACGTTGGCCCAAGTTTCAAAAGCGTGGCCGGATGTTCCGGCGGCGATGCCTCCGCTAGAACCAGTCGGTGAAGAATAGCCCTGATTAAGATTGTAAGGTCCTAAGCTGACATTCTCGTCACCAAGGTTAACACCACCGGTGATTTCCACACCGACGACGCCGCCGCCATAAAGCGAATTCGCAGTACCGGGAGTACCTTGAATACCATCTAGGTCAGCATTCAAACCTAAGCGGTTTGAGGTATGCTGGAAGTCCAGGAAGAAGATGAGACCCGAAGGGAGACTCATCGGTTGCACTGACACAAGGTCATTTGCAATGAGTGAACCGAATACTCGGCGCACGATTGGGAATGCAACAGCAGCAAAGCCTTCTACATCACCAGTATGCATAGCGGAAGCTTCACGAAGAAGTTCCCTAGCTTGGTTTTCTAGAAGACGAGACATGCTCTGTCGCGTAGCATCGTTAGTGAGACCTTCAAGAAGTCCAGTGTTTTCCCACTTTTCAAGTAGTGCAGCACCTTCCCTCTGGAGGTCACGATTAACAATGCCTTCAGTTAATTTATCTAATACAGACATTTTTAAATCCTCCTTATAAATTATTTAATACCTGCTAAAGTCTTCCACCTATCATTAAGTGGAGCACTTTTCCTTCCCTCTTTTCTGCGAGGAATGGTTGTTGAAGAGTTTCGTTTGACTGCTTCGCTCAGTGATTGCGGATTACGCTTGCGCGAACTTCCCACTGCGCTTTGAAGAGTTTCATAAATAACTTTACTCTCCTCAACAGAACCGGCTTTAGATAGAGCTTCGACAACTTTAATTTTTTGTCGCTCATTCAGGGAGGTGCTACCCAACACGCGATTCGTGTACAAAAGCTTGGCATTTGAAAGATTCACTTCTTCGAGTCTTTCTTTCACCTGCACAAGCAAGTTCTTATATTTTTTGTTTTGCTCAAAAAGAGTCTTTTTATCTTTTTGGAGCTTTTTAATTGATTCTTTCAATTTTTTGTTTTCTTTCTTTGTCTCTTCGTCTTCGTCTTCATCGCCCTGTGCTTCTTGAGCAAGAGCAATGTCTTCGTTTTCTTCATCAAGAGTTGCGTTTGAAGCGCCGCCGGCTTGACCAGTTGGTACGTTTTTGGGGAGACCAGTAATTTTTTCAATGATGGAAGCTAGTTGTTCTTCTGTAAGCTCAACTGCTTCTTCGTCGTTGTCTTCTTCTTCAGTCTCAGCATCGTCCTCTTCCAATACGTCTTCATCGAGTTCTCTTGTCAATTCTTCAGCCAACTTATCCAAGTCGATATCGACCTCTTGGTCTTCCTCGAGGGCTTCTTCTTGATAGTGAGCATGTGGAACACTATCAAACTGATCTTCTGTTTCTTCTAGAGGCTCTTCACCAGGCATTGGCATTGGCATAGGCGGAGGCATCATGGGCGCCTCCTGCTCTAAAAGAGAATTAACAGCCTTTTCAACTTCAGTAGAATATCTTTCGAGAATAGTAGATTCTGCGCTTTTTAAAGCTGCTTCTTTCAAGGTTTCTGCATCAACAATTGCTTGTTCTAACATGCTAGTATTCGACATATTTTGTCTCCTGATACGTATCTAAGATAAATAGTAGCATAAACGTTAAAATGCCATATTATAATACGGTTCTACTGGTTTTCGAGTTTCGCTTCTAATTCCTCAATAATTTATAGCGCTATCCAAGTGAGGTTCACAACTGAGTTGTCGGCGAGGTGCGAGCCGGTAGAATTATAAATGTTGATGACGAAGGAGCCTTCGACAATGGCCCAAGTGGAGAAAGAGGCGAGGGCGACGAGTGTGTCGTTGGCGGTGTCCATTATCTGAAGCAGTACGACGTCACCATCTTTAATTTTATTGCTCACAATCTTGAGGCTCGCACTGGTGCTGGTGTCTAGTTGCGCGCCAAGAGTAATCGTAAGAAACCCACTCCTTGTGTTAGAGGTAAGTGAGCACAAGCCCCCGCAATTATTACTAGCTCCCAGATCGACAGGGGTAGAGATGATGCCGCCTTCAGACCAAGCGGTATGGCCACGCGTGTCTACACCAATGTTAAAGTTCGCACCACTAACTCCAGCCACGGTGTGGGTGATCCAATCCCATTGATCAGTTTGAAAACTATTCGGCCCGTCAACCTCAACCATGCCTTTGACACCCATAATTGAAATTCTGTCGCCGTTGCTAAGGCCATGGCCAGCGGCTGTTATTACGCCTGGGTTAGCAACTGTTATTCCAGTAATGAGGGTGGGGGCTTTCGGCGTGTGTCCGCCGATAGCAAGGGTGGTCACTCCACCCAGCGACACGCCAGTGGACGTGGTTTCAATCGCGGCGTCTAAGGATCCGTCTTTAAGGGTGAGAACGTTGGCGGATCCATAATCACGAATAACAAAATCATCCCCGGCGGCGTGTGAGTTTTTCACTTGCCAATATGTCTGATTGTCCTTCTGCAGCTGGAATCCTGAATCGAAGCCGGCGGCGGAGTTGATTTCGAGGAATGTGTGTGCACTACCGCTGACGATCAACGAAGGTAAATTAGTATTACTTGGGTTCGGGCCACTGCCTCCTCCTGGTCCTGACATTTAATTAATCTCCTTATTGATTCGATTCATTCCAGTTTGGATCCTGTGGTCCCAATGTAATTCCTGAACCGGTGAGTATGTACATTTCTTCAGTAGAAATCGATGTCAATTCTGCATAGACTTCGTAGGACCCCTCAGTAGCTCCATCAGCATTATAAATATATATTTCTTTACATTTGCAACGAAATGTAAAAGAGTCGCGATCTTCAGTAAGAGTCACATAATGTAGACCATCGAAAGTGCCGCCATCTTTGCAACTACCTGGCGGTGCAGCATCTCCAAAGTACACCCTTAAAGTCGTCCCTGCTTTATTCCAAACCACAACCTCTCTCGCAACTCTGGGAAATTCGATTTTGTGTTGTGTCGTAATTGGGATACTAGCAGCACCAGTTAAATATGGGGTACCAGCAACCAAATATGATGCAGCATTCCCTAATCCAGCTCTTGGATACGAGTGCGTCCAACCTCGGTCATGTGGTGGATCTGGTGGCAAATTCGGCATTTTCTTCTCCTATTGTTTATTAATTAGTTTCTTGTTTGGCTTTCAACTTGTCCAAAGTGGCTTTTCTTCTCTTTTTCATCCTTCTTTTTATAACAGAAGGTTTCTCATAATACATTCTTTCTCGAAGGTCATCTATGATTCTTTCTTTCTTAACTTTTTTGACAAATCTCTTTATAGCTCTCTCGATGTTGTCGCCTTTTTTAATTTTTGTTTCCACGTTAGCTGGTTTCATGTCTTCATCTCTTCGTTAATGCTTTCCAAGTGTTAGCATTCCCCATCAAGTTTGATATGTCCACGCCTGAATCACCTGGATCTACACCAGATAAAGGCCCTTGTGGTGAAGTAGCTTCTCCTGGTGCGCCGGCTTGCGCTACTGGCGTTGTACCTTCAAACAAATCAACCCCATTATATGAACTTTTGCCAATAGCGTCTAACATCTTCTTTCTTGTTTCGTTGATCTTTTGAGTGTTCTTTTGTTGCTGTTCCAGTTGCAATTTTTTAATTTCATCGTTGTCGCGTTTTTGTTCAACAACCACTTGCTGCGTCGATCCCAAACCTTTCACAACCTCAGAGATAATACCAGACAATATGCCCTCTTCAAAGAGAGCTTCACGAATACACTCTTTTATCATGGGTTTTAACACTTTCTTGAGTTCTGATTTTTTCATTTAATTTCCTGTTAGCGGAATGGATTTAGCTTTAAAAATTTTTTATGCAACGTAGTGCTGCCTCCACTATGTCTAAAAGATACAGATTCGACACTTTTATCATTCCATTTTTCTTTCGACACTTTGCCACAAGTACCTGGCTTGACAATTATGTTTTCAAACCCAGTGTCTTCTCTCACGCAAACTTTAACTTCTTCTGTCTCTAATTTTGATTTTTCCTTCAAAACGTTTTCAAGTTCTTCTTTAATAATTTGTTTAAGTTGTGATTTTGTTAGTTTCATGTTTTTATTTTCATAATATTCTCCACTAGTTGCATCCCCTTTCGCGAGACTTAAAGCTGCGCCGGTGGCGTAATCTCGCTCGTGGCCCGGGCTTGCGCCCATGGTTGCCTTTGCAAGAAATTTTTCAAGGCCCGGATATTCCGAGTAAGCTGCGACGACGATATCGTTTATTTGCTTCCGCGTGGCGTTGCGTTCCTCTACCGCTGCACTAAGCTTTTCTTTCATTGCATTAAGTTTTGCAACGTTCTCCTTATATCTAGGTTTTCCGTGTTCTTGGCGTGAGCGGTCGGTGTCGCTTTGTTGAGCTTTGATCTCACTTTTTTGAGCTTCAATCTCTTCTGCAGAAGGAGCATTATTTGCCACATCGGCGGCCTCTTCAAACCCTGGATATCCAAAAATAAGTGGGAGCCACTCCTGCATTTCTTGTGACTGCGCAATTTGTCTAGGCTGATCTTTATATTGTTTGTATAAGGCAATGGCGTTCTGGGCAGCAGGCAGCAATCTTGATAAACCTTTTCTCGCCAGACCTGCGATGCCGCGACCAACAATGCCAGGGGTTTCCGACCAGTCACGCTCCTTCAAAACGTTTTCAAGCTCTTCTTTGATAATTTTCTTTAGCTGTGACTTAGTTAATTTCATTTGTCGCTCTCTCCTCTCAAGACATCATTTAAAGCACGATTAATTCGATCCGCTTTTGTAAAAACACCCTTTATAGCACCTTCATTAATCTGGGGTGTCGTCATATAAGCACCAGATGTTGAAGGCTCCGAAACCATATCAAAACAAATTAATTGAAAGTCGTCTTCGACAATTGTGTCGCCATTCACCTCGTTCACAGAACCCATTCCTCTAGAAGAAATACCTAGTTTGACGCCGGCACTAGCAAGCTCTTTCAATACTTGACCAGCTGGAGTATTCAAAACCTGAATTTTTCCCATTACAGCGCTATCATCGCCCTTGTCCCACCAAATTTCTGTTATAAGATGAGAAGCGTTTCTAAGATTAATGACTGAATCTTCTGGATGATCTAGTTCCCCCAATGCTCTTCTTTCTTTAACAAGTTTTTGATAGTTTTTAACTTCTCTTTCTAAAATATTCTTGCTATATACGCGGCCATTGCCATTTTTTGCATCGGCTCTTTGCATAACACCAGTAAGAAACACATGGCCTTCTTTGACCATTTTTTTCTCAGCTTCAGTCAAAAAGTCTTGGCAAACTCCGCCTTCGCAAAGTTCATAGTATTCTCTTAATAATAGTTTTGACATCAGTCACGATCCTTTACAACAATGTCTTACCGGTTGTAGCATCCATTTAGCCGTCCAAATATCTGTGTTCATGTTTAACTCCGTTATCTCCAAATAATGTGCAAAAAATATAAGATGTGCCGGAACTTAGGCACCCCAGTAAGAAATAATTAATGACATTATTATCAAATGTAAATAGTTCTGTATATCTGTTTATTCCTACTAAAAACACACCAACCCAAAAGCCCATGCACATGGGACAATGAAAAAAATGATGCTCTGGTCTTAACCTATCAAATATCGACCCATAAACTAAAATTTGCGTCATTCCGTAGGCACAAAGAATAAAATATACTAATCCCAATTTAATACCTATAATGTGAGGTCATGCCATATGGCCCACGAATATATCCAGGAATAAGAGAGCCTTTTCTATCTTCGTGTGGGATTTCTCCAAGCTCTGTTGAGTGCTCCGTGTCGGGCGACAACAAGTCATCTTCATATGTGTCTTCAGTTTGATTTCTTGTTGAAAAGTTTTCCAATTCTTCTTTAAGAAAGTTACTTATAGAATATAAAACAGACTGCATTGAATCGATATTCTCATCGGCCGACTTCAATACTGTGGCCTCCATTGAGCCATAGATATTTCCGCCTTGTACACTTTCAAGTAAAATAACACCTTTATTTCTCAAAAATTCAAAAAGTCGATCTTGTGCTTCATATACTCTTTCTGAAAATATTTTTTTTGCAAAAGAAAGCACCTTTCCTTTTTGCGGCATTAAAACAATATCAATATCTTCATGATCAAAAATCATAAGATTGCCATCTAGACTTTTTCTAGCATTTAAAGAGATGGTTTCTTGAGTCGTGCTTCCAATAGTTATTTTAATGTCCATTGTCTTGAATCTCTTTTGCTAAATTTTGAATTTTAAGAACTCTCATAATCATATCTTTGTTGACTTTTTCTTTTTTAAAATTCTCTAAAATTTGTAAAATCTTTTTTGCTTTTTTGCCCATGTCTGAGTCTTGTTTCATGTCTTCAGAGTTCAAAGAGTCAACAATAGTCTCTTTTAACCTAGAAAGTTCTTCATTCAAAAATATCTTTAGTTCGATCCCATTATCAACAAAAGAAGAAATATATTTGCCTAAAAGTTCTTTTTGTTCTGCAATCAATTTTGACGAATATTCTGAATTAAATCTTTTTATGAAAGACTTGAACACCAAATTGTCAATAGGTTTTACTTTTAATCCATTTTCTGATAACTTGTTTGACATTTTTTTGACTAAAGCCTGTTCTAACAAAATACGTTTTTTAACTGGGGTTTCTTCATTGAATATCTGGTATACTGTTGCCAAACTTTTATAATTTGGAACAAAGTTGGAAAAAACAGACTTTGAAAGAAGTGAATTAATTTTTTTAATTAGGGTGCTCTGTTCAGTAAACAATTTTTTTCCATCAATTTTAGAATGTTCTTGCTTAATTTCATAAATTAACTTTTCCGCTATGTGCGGTTCCATATCATAAGTTTCGCAAAGCGCTTTATATAATTTTAATTCTTTGTATAAAAGAGAATTCTTTTCAAAATGTTCTTTTACAATGGAAACAAGCTCGTCCTTTAGTTCTATATTTTTTCCTATAACCGCTTTAGTTAGTTCTTTAATCAACGTTTCATAAAGAAAAGCAGTATTACGTTTCTTGTTGTGTTTTGACTTCATTATCTTTTAACTCCAATTCCGTAATCAAATTTTTGATATTATTATTAACTTCGAATATCTTTTTCTCTTCGCTTGAGTAATTAGTCTCTTTTTCTTCGTAAATTCCTTTACCTAAGCTTAATAAATCAGAAAGTCCTTTATGAGTATTTCTTCTTGTCCCTTTCCCCGACTCATAAGAATAGTGACCTCTGTAGCTTCGTCGTCGGGCGCCCATATCTCGCTTATCAGTTTTTACAGGTATGTACCACTTAGCTTTTGATTGCGAAGTAGTGGTTTCGGGGCGTCCCATTATGTCTTTTCTTTGAAGCTTATACCAGTCTTTATCGTCTCGTTTAGCGGGCGGTGCCAAAAGAGCAGTTTCTTCTTCTTCTTCTCCACCTTCTTCTCCTTCTGGCGGAGCTTCATCTTCCGGGGGTTCACCTTCTGGAGGAACTTCGCCTTCTCCTGCAGCGGCGGCCAAATCAGGAGGAAGGCCCGGTGGGAGACCAGCTGGTCCACCTCCCATTCCTACTTCTCCTTCTGTTCCTAGCCCTTCTAGTGCTGCAGCTGCTTCCATTGCGGCTTCGAATTTGCGATCATAAAACATTTCACGCTGAATTCTAACATATTCATCATCTGGCAAGTTAAATATATTTCTCGCAACCCACGATCTACTAAAGAACCCTTCAGTTGCACTAGTCGCAATTTCAAATTTTATTCTCCAATTTTCAAGTTCTTGCATTTCTGCAATTTTTGACGGATTACTTAATGCTAACTTAAAAGACACCAAATCGTCATTTCTATATCCAAGAGTAAACAAGTGAATGACGCCTATTTTTTCTAACTCAGACAACACCGATCTTTGAAGCCTTTGAATCGTTCTCGCAAAACGAATATCTTTTTGAGCAAGAGTTGTTTTATCTTCTTCAGCTCCCTCGCCTCTAAAAAGATATGATTGAGGAATCTTTAATGCAGCAAATAATTTGTCTTTGAGATATTTAACATCATCAATATCTCCGGTGTAAGCGCCACCAGGTAAACTTTCAACTTTTGTTGAACTTCCCCCACGAACAGGAATAAAATAATCCTCTTCAATACTCATAGGATTGTAACGCAAATCAACGCGGCCAGTATCGGAATCAATAACTTGATTTCGCTTCATTTGAGTCATTGCTTTCTGCATAAACTGTTCCACGTCTTCTGGTGGTATATTGCCAACGTCTATATAAAAAATTCTTCTTTCCGGAGAGCGAACAATGCGATAAGCCATCACTGCATCTTCTAAAAGATTAAGCTGTCTAAAAATTCGGCGAGCTGGTTCTAAAATACTTGTTCCATACGGAACCCATTTGTCATTCCCAAGAATACGAAAATGTGCAATTTGCCAATTTTCAAAAGTTATTCCCCCTGAATTCCATTGATACTGAACATAGTTTGGATTGCTTTCGTCTTCGCCCTCCAATCTCTCAACTTCACTAATCGGCAAACCAATTACATTTTTTACTCCTACTTCCTCATCGATATCCAAATAAAGAAAATAGTCACCAAACTTGCACATAGAACGACACCACCCAAAAAGATTAAATTCAACATTTAAAATATTATTAAAGAGATTATCAAGAATTCCCTTAATCTCTTCATTCGGGCATCTTATATCTAATAAAGGTGTTAGTCCGGTTGAAGTTGTCATTTCATCTGCATAAATATCCATCGCAGAAGCAATAATTGGCTCGTACTCCATTTGATCAAAATCTGCATATCTTTCAATACGATTTTGATTAGCCATAATATTGGCTGTAAGATTTTCAAATGGGTCAAAAGAAGTTTTCTTAAACTGTTTACCAGCTGCAGAGGTAAATTTATATTTATCTAGATGTCGTCTTTTTTCTTTTCTAGGTGTTTGACTTCTGTAATTTATAATTGGGCCGGAAAAAAGCCTTGTTAATCGCTTGAATAAGCGCGATTGTGGATTTCTTGGGTTTTTATCGTTTTTGTTCCTGCCTGCCATTTAGTTTATCCTTTAAGAAGCCAAACAAACTTCTTTTGTTCTTCTATACTTTTCTTCATTTGTTCGCTTTTTCTAATAGGCTTATAGCCTCGCATTCCTGGTATAGTCGTATTAATTATATTATCAGATTTAAACATAGAACTTAAGCATGCTTTATGATGTTCGATTTTTCTTTTGTTTTCCACAAATACCGTATCTTTTATCCAACACCCAATTGCAAAAGACATAACTAAGTCATCATTTTCTGAACGCATTGCTTGTGCTTTCCCATTATTCCAAATAAAAGTTTTAAATTCATTATAAAGTCTAGACGAGTACGTTGTAATTAGCTTGTTCCTCACAAATTCTTCCATTTTCGCTACAATGATTGGTCTAGTTTTTAGACTAGTGGTAAAACCAGCTACTCCATTAGAAATATTTTCTGCAGTTAATTGATCAACATATTCATGAGTTGACTTAACGGAAAAATAAATATTTGGGTATTCCATTTCTTTTAATTTTTCTAGAACTGCGAACCCAACTGAATTGTTTTCGACAACTAATAAGCAATTGCCATATTCCTTGCCGGCATCAGAAAGTATATTTGAAAAAATATCTGGCGTTACTTTTCCTTGGTATTCTGCAACTATCTCTGCTGTTTCTAGTTTGAAAACATGAAATACAGAATAATCTTGTCCATCACCTCTTGCAACATCTGCAGTCAGCATGTATGTGTACTCTGATTTATATTCTTCCCAGATCCACAAATTTCTATCGAACCCAGTTCTATACTTTGGCTCTTTGACACACTGTTCGATAAAGCTTATATCGTCAGGATGGAGAACGGTTTCACCAGAAGTATTAAAATTGCATTCCAACTCTTGAGCTACTTGCCTGATAGACATGTTCTTAGTTTCTTTCTCAAACCAAGTCTGATCACGATCCGGATGCACATCCCATAATAATTTTACTGAGTGAAAATCATTTCTTCTCGATTCTGCATCAATATACGTTTTATAAAACCAACCACCAACACCATTTGGAGTGCTAAGTGCAATAACGCGACCACCAGTTGAAATTGTAGGATACAAACCCGTCCATAATTCATCAAGACCATCAACATGAGCTGCCTCGTCAATGACCAACAGCGACAGAGCCTCTGAGCGGCCGGCATCAGAAGAGGTGGTAGATGCTTTAATCTGTGAACCATTATCTAGTTCAAAACTAGTTCTGTTGTCGACTATAACTTTAGAAATTTGCATCCATTCCGGAAGACGTTTGATAATAGATTTAACCTTTTTAACAAGATTACCAGCTGTACTAAACTTTGTTGCCATAACAAGAACATTTTTATCTCGATGGAACAACATTAACCAAACAATATAGGCTGCTGTAATTGTTGAAATACCAAGCTGTCTTGCTTTTAAAATGATGTTAAAACGATAATCATTGAAATCGTTAATGAGATCTCCCTGATAATCATAAAGCTTAAAAGGAATCAAACCCCTCATTGGATGGGAGATTTTGCAGTAGTTGTTTATAAAATAAACAGGATCCTTCCCGCCTCTAAGGATCTCTTTTGTGACTTCTTTCTTTGTTAATTGATAAGACATTCATCACTTATCACTGTTCTTTTTTTCTGGTTACATTTCGAGGCTTCGAAGTTTTTCCCTTGTTGAAAGCCAGCCAATCTTTAGTAATTTTATCCAATCTTTCCTTCCCGGAAGAACCTTCTTCGACTGAAACAACTCCATCAAGACCACCAATCTTATATACACAATTAGCTTGACAAGAACTACGAACGTTGCTGATATGTTGAACATTAATGTCTACATCACCTTCCTTTGTTAATGTCAAGGTATTACCAGTAACTTTCTTATATTCTCGTTTCAAATAATTTGCAACATCATTGACAGTTGCTGAAATGTTGTTCTCAAAATTACTTTTATCGTGAGTTTCTTTTAATTTCATTTCAGTGTGATATAGAACTCTCAATTTGTCTCCTTCAAAACGAATTTTGAAGCCATCAATTTCACGAGAATCCAATACGGGATCTCCCTCTTCTCTACGGAGTCCTATTGCTCTTTTTTCGCCGTCGGCATTATAGCGTTCATCATGCGAACCATCATAAGCATTTGCTGCAGCTTGTGAAATTCCTGTAATAATGTCTAATACTGTTGCCATCAATCTTCTCCTGATAAATTAATCTAATATAAGTAGTTCTTTATTTTCTTAACACCTTCGATAAATTTTTCAAAACAACTTCAAGTTCTTCTTTTTGAACAGCAACTTGATTAAATATATTTTCCAGTGTCTCCGGAGAAGGATACCAGTAGAGATCGACACCGGTTTTATCTTCTATTCGCTTCTTCTTTTCTGCATACTCCGGGGCCGCAATTGCGCGACGATGTGGATCCAGTGTTAAGAAGAATTCAATATCTGATGGATTAATTTTGCTAACTGCGCCAAAGAGTACATTGTATCTATCACTGTCATTCTTCACAGGAATTCCTGACAAATCTGAATTCAACTCAATAAGATCATTATACATTGCTCGTTGAAGTACAATCTCCGGAGCTGCATCGTCATGGTGTGCGAAGAGGTCTAGCTTGTTCTGAACGTCTTCTTCATTTTTGTAATCGTTTGGCAGCTTATAAGACCTTGACACACCCCTAACACCTGTTGCTTGTTCAAACGTTTCAGCCGGCGCATTATACGGTCCTTTACCAAGCATGTTGTCATCGCCAAGCAATGTCCCTAGGGCACGTCCAACCGTATTTAAGAGATTTTCAAAGAATCCTTCTTTCATAAGCGACGCATTCGATATCATCTGTTGAGGTATTTCAGCTTTAATTTTTGGCAAACTTGCTTCCTTCAAAACAACTTCAAGTTCTTCTTTGACAATTTGTTTGAGCTGCGATTTTGTGAATTTGATTTTTTGTTGTTCGGTCATTGCTCGTCTTTGCTGCATATCAACTTGCACAAGAGAATTCATTTTATCTTTCATAACCTCGGGATCTTCTGAACAATCAAGAACAGTATCGAGATATGTATCTGCACCAAGTTTGCCCTTACATATATCAATTACATCGTTGGATGTAAATCCTCCACTTCCTACTCTTCTTCTAAGATCTAAGACTCTAGAACGAATTTCTGTAGGCTCTAACATGTAAGGGCGTTGATGTATCCTGAAACTACCTTCCTCCTCGCGAGGAGTAAAGGCATTCTGTGCCCATTTGTTCAGTGCAGGACCGACCATGGAATCAATTAAATCGTTTTGCCAATATGATAATTCTCCTCCTCCTGTAATATCAGGAGCATCCGGATCACGAAAAGAAAAATCTGTGACGTGTTCGCGTTCGTGCGTGCGCACGTGTTTTTCTTGTGGTGGGTGCAGCACATCCCCTAAAGGAAGAAGATTTAAATCTATATCTTGCCTGAGTTTGCCTGCAGTTCTTCCAGGAATCATCGTCCCGCTCTCCGGATCAAATCTTGGTTCAACACCCGGCAAGTGCGTCATGGTGGCACGGCCGGCGAGGCGATCATGCATCTTTTTATATTCAACCGGCGTTTCATATGTCACTTTTTCTATCCATGGCAATATTTCATTTTCATATTTTTCTTTTCCAACTTTCTTTTCCCATGCTAGTCTATCAACACCTTTTGGGTCTTTGTAAGTTTTAAGATAGGCTTCTCGATGCTCATCGGAAGAAGCTTCAGGCCACTTCAGAGTGGGAAGCGGTTTGGGGGCGTTTTCCCGCTCAAACTCGGTGCGAGGAGGTTTAGGCGGCGTAGTGTGGCGTTTAGTGAACTCTGTGAAATCGCGCATCCATGGAGTTTTTATACCGACTCTTTCGCGGGGGCTAAACTCTTTTTCTAATACATCTTGTGGTAGTGAGCGAATAGCAGCGTCGAATTCTTCGTCAGAGAGCGCTCCTGAATCTTTTTTTTTTGACGGAGATGGTGATTTGATCTTTATCCACTCAGGTTTCTCAGGATCATGTTTAGGAAAACGACCGGCATGAGCCCCGGGGCCGGGCATTTGTTCCTTCAAAACAACTTCAAGTTCTTCTTTGACAATTTGTTTTAATTGAGACTTTGTGAGTTTCACTTGTTGGGTCTCCAGCCTGAAGTCCATCGTTCTTCTCGATCTTCCACATGCTGGATATAACACTTATAACAACAACTAAACTTGCTCATGTAAACGTCGTCCTTAAGATCGAAAGAATAAATATCGCACGCTTCGCAAATCCTATTACTTTCTTTATTAAGTAGTTTTTTACTAATTAAAAACCCGTCTTTTTCGATCTTCTCGACCTTCTCTTTTTTTCTGTTTTGTTTCTCTGTAAACTCTTTGAGTTGAGAAAGATATTCTTTCTCTTTGGTTTCGTCCCAATTGGTTTTTGGATGCTGAACTGCTTCTTTGCCATATTTCTTTTCTATGGCTTGTTCAATCTTTGCAACGAAATTTGGATCTTTGTTTTTCTTCACCTTAGCTCACTATTTGTATCCGTAATACTCAATTATAACAGTTAAGGTGCCGGCTGTTGAATCTGTTGTGCCGTTTCCCCCTTCAGCATTACAAATATACACATATTGATCTGCCGACGGGGGGTTGATTACAGTGTCTCTGCATACCCAGACTTCATGTTCATCGGCCGAAGCCAAATTAATATCTTCAGCACTAGTGCTATCTGTGCTGTCGGTGTTGGCTACTCCAGCGCCCAACAATTCAGTTCCGGAAGCTATAGCAGAATCAGCACCAGTCCCAGAAGTTGCAGACATTTGAATATTCACTAGATGGGTTCCAAGGTTACTTGCAGTTCTTACTACAGCAGCAACACTTGTTATAATAGCGGCCCGTGGAATTACAACTCCTGGTAATTCAACAATAACTGTGTTATCAACATTGTGAGCATATCTGATATCCTGGTCAATAGCAATAATATGTTTTCCAGAACCAATACTAATCTGACCTCCCAAAAGTGTAAGATCGTCATTATCGACACCGGTGTTCTTTACCGTGAATTTCATTGCTCCACTTTCTGCGTCGTCAGTAACATCTACTGTAGAAGCATTAATCTCCGCGTAAGGTGTATAATCGGAAACTCCTTCCATGAATGCAATACCACCAAGAGTATCATTGGCTATGGGCGCACGATTTGCCGACCCGCCCCAGCCACGATGTTTCGTGAAACTTAAAAAGCCGCCGCCATGGCCATTAGTACTATTAGTAATTACTAGTTCAGGCTTATTGGCGGTACCAGTAGAAGATATAATAGTAAAGCTAGTAGATTTTGCGTCGAGTACCGGGGCCGAATAGTCCGAAGAATAACCCAACGTTGCATTGCTTGTAGTTAAACTGTCAATCCCCCAGGCAGCTTGAGTATCGCCAAACTGTATATGTTTTCCCGAGCCTAGGTATACATTTCCTAACTCATTTGTTGCCGAGCCTAAATCTAGACCCTTTGCAGTGGCTGGATATAATGCTGTTGCGCTTAATGATAATTCATCAGATCCGGCTACTTCGAACGTAATCACGTCGTCTGCAGAAGCTCTAATTGAAGTGTCATTATCTTCATCAAGATCAATTCTTCCGGCGACAGCTAAATCATCAGCAATAGTAACGTTTCCGTCGGCAATGTCCAACGCTGTTTGACTATTTGTACCAGTAATTGTCAACTTCTCTTCAGAAGAATCCCACACAAAATGATCACCAGCTGTTCCACTATAAAAAGTAACATCTTGACCTGTGCCGTCGCCACCAACCACAATTGGCTTATCAATTTGAACCTTTTCGCCTGAATTTGTAGTAACAAATGTCATATAAGCATTGCTGCCCTCTTTAATTTCAAGCGCTGCCGCATTATTATCAGTAAGTGTTATATCAATTTGTGTGCCATCGGCAGAAATACTATCTAGAGCCACATCTCCAACATTTGTAATGCTAATGTCACTGAAACTGGTTGTTCCCGCTACAGTAAGATCGCCTGTCACAGCAAGATTGTCATTAACTGTTGTTACGGAAGTAGTATGGCCAATAGAAATAGGTATACCAGAAGTTGCAGTACCAATTGTGATCCCATTTGAAGTGTTGGAGCAATCAATATTAAGCGTGCTTGTGGAATCTAGTGAAATATTACTTCCATCGGAAACAAGAGCCCCGGAAACTGTCAAATCAGAACCTAAAGAAAAGTCTAATTCACCAACTTCTGCATGTTTCTCTGTTGCTTTGACCGCATGTCCAGAAGTTTTTTGTCGTCTGATTTGTCGACCCATTTATTTTTCTTCCTTATCTCTCAATCTCTCTTCTGTCCAAAGTTTATCTATAACTTCCCACGCGTGTTCATCTCCAATGGTTTCATACATTTCATGAAGATTCTTCCAAGCTTCATTCAAGGTTAATTTATTTTTGTTATATTCAACACAAATCAAACACACTTTAATTGTTCTCCCTTATCTCTACTGCTGCATAAAAAATAGCAATTGATGTAACAATGCCTGCTACGACTCCTCCAGCGAACCACCAATGAGAGTTTTTGTTTGGCCTGTCTAGAGCAATTTCTTGGAGCCTGTTAACTTCGTCGTCTTTAATCTTCAGAATTGAATCATATCTCTTTTGCAAAAAGTCAACTTCAATCTTTACCGTAGAAACTAAAAGATCGCATCTTATTTTTTCTTTTTCTTCTATATGTCCAATTCTTAATCTGCATTGTTCAAAATTATATTCTTTTTCTGCAATCGATTGAGCAATTGCAGATGAATTAAAAAGGACTCCTGGAAAAGGAGCTAGTTCACCTTGATTCATTGGTTTAATTTTTGGTGCTTCCTGTGCAAACGCCAACATTGGAAAAGTCACAAGCAACAATATTGCTATTATTTTATTCAGAAATATCAAAACCAAAGGCTCCTTTAACTAATTCTGCTAATGCTTTCGGATCATCTGCATGATTTTCAACAATTTCTTTAACTCTCTTTTTTTTATTTCTATCGAGAGTTTCATTGTTCTTTTTTAGTTCTGTCTCAACTTTTTCAATTGTTTCGTTAAAAGCCTTATTTAGCTCTTCTTTCTTCTTGGTCTCGGCCTCATGAGTTTTGTTAATAACATCAATTTGTTTTTTGTAGCTGTCATTTCTTACTTCTAAGACCCCAATAGCAGCTGCAGAGTCTCTTTTAAAGAAGACCCAAAGTACAATTGTATATAACAAAGCTATTGGGAAATACCAGTAAGTTTTTAACCAAAGCCAAGTTTTTTTGATAAGAAGTTTAAAAGCAATCCAATTCACTTATAAAATCTCCCCTCTCGATCATCCTTTACACCCTTCCCAAGCCAACGAGCTTTTCTTCCCCTGACGTCATAATGAAGGAATGTCTTGTACAAACCGACTCCGCCTTGCTTCATGAGTCCTTTTTTGATAAGTTCTTCGACAATCTTTTTAATTTCTTGCGGTTCCATCCCTTTTATTTTTATATCAGCCGCAGAGGCGGTCATATGCTGGCTTCGACGGGCGCCCTTAATCTTACGATTATATTTTGGGCTCCTGTACCCACTGATCACTTTAATCGGTTTGTCAATATGTTCTCTAAGCACTTGAAGATTTTCAGCCAACTCTTTTACATTATCCATGTGTTCATCTGGGACGTTGCTTCCATCTTTACATCGAAATTCTCCCAACGAAAAATTATTTGTAAGTTTATTGCTCATCGTCAGGTTTCCCATTTCCATGTTTCCAACGCGTTGCGATGTCTGCTAGACCTTGAATACCAATATACGCCAATGAAACAGCAACCCATTCATCCGGGCCTAGTTTACCTAAAGCCAAAAATGTGGTGGCTGTGGACCAAACTAAAAGTTTGCGGGATGTCCATCTTTCTAAATATTTGTCCATAAAAGCCTTTACTCTAGCCATAATATTTTCTCCTTTAATATAATATTTAGTTTATTTGTCTAAAAACATCTCATATTCTAGTACACCTTCGCTCAATTTATCAATAACATATTGTTTTTCGTTGTATGAAGCGAATTCATCTTTATAGGTATCTAAAAGTTGAGATGCCAATTCAGCAATCCTTTCTAATTTAGCGTTCTTTTTTATAAGATCCTCTAGTGACAGTTCACTAGTAGTAAGTTTCTCAGCTGTTTGCATTGTGTATGTTTCCTCCTTAATAATTAACATAAGCAAAGTCACCTTTCTTCTCAATCTCAATTGTCATATCTACACAGTCTTTCAGTGTATCCAAGTGAGAAATGAGAAGAACAGTTTTGAAGTACGATTTGACCATATCTAAAATTCGTATAAAACCTTCCATGTTTTCTTCGTCCAAAGCCGTTGCAGGCTCGTCTAATATAAATAGATCTGGTTTTGGCAAACTTGACACATTTAATAGTGCCAAACGAATTGCCATCGCTGCAATTGTCTTTTCTGAACCCGATCCTAATTCAATTGGTCTCGCATCAAATTTGGGGTGTTTAATAAATATTTCAAGTTTCTTATCTTCCGCTTCGAAGAAAACCTGAAAATCGACAATGTTCGCCAACACTTTTGCAACTTCCGCATTAATAATTGGAAGCCGCTTTTTAATTATATCATAAGCAATACCATTCGAATGCACACATCTCATAAACAAATCATAAGCAGCATATTCTTCGCGGAGATCGTGAAGCTCTTGTTTGTTGTTTTCGAGATTTGTTAGCATCTGCTCAATTGAACCATGTTCTTTAGAAAGTTCAATAAGGCGATCTTGACATTCTGACAAATTTTCTTTTTCTTTTATTGTAGCTCTCAAAAGATTGTCTTTCTGAAAGTTTAAAGCTTCCAAGTTCTCAATTGACAATTTGTTCTTATTATATTCTATTACCTTTTCATTTAGTTGTTCAATCTCTTTTTTAAATCCAACAATTTTTGTTTTATTTTTTTGTATCTCCAATTCATAAGAAGAAATTTCGGAATTTAATTGATTTTGTTTTTCAACAAGTTTATTATGTTTTTCAATGTGTTCTTCAATCTTTTCTGGGTTCAATTCTTGAATTTCATTGGAAGTTTCTATTTCTGTATTTCTTAATTCGGCAATTTCTTGTTTTACTTCATCAAGTTGTTTCAAGGCTCCGTAGGCATCCTTAATAAATTTGCAATGAGAAAATTCCTCTCCGCAAGGAACTTCTCCTAGGAGTGATGCTTTGTCTTCTTTAACTTTTAGTTTGGTTTCATGCAATTTGACATCATTGCAAATTAAATTTAGTTGATTTTGCTTTTCAATAACAATAGATTTATTATTTTTAGTTTCTTCGATATCAAAATCATCATCTAAAAAGCTTACAATTTTATCTAAAAGCTCGTTGTTGTTTCCGATATTTTCGAAAAACTTTTTATTCCTTCCAGTTAATAAATCTTTTTCTTTCTTATTTTCTTCTAAAGATTTTTCTATTTCATCTATATCAATCATTTCGACTGGAATAATGTTTATTCTTTCATTGATATCATCGATTTGCAATTGATAGGAATCAATCTTTCCTGCTAGTTCCTCACAAGCACTTTCTTGACTTTTATTTTCATTTTCAATTGCAACAAGTTTTTTACTAACCTCTTCGATTTGTTTATCGAATTCTGTGCCTTCTAATCTTTTAAGCATGCCTCTTAAATCGGAGACATCGTCTTTTGCTAATTTAAATTTGCGCTCAAACATTTCTAGATCAAGAAATTTAGCAAGAATTTCTTTTCTTCTCGTCGAACCCTCGCTGATAAATATAAGAGATCCCAATTGCGAAGCCATTGATGTGAAAAGAAAATCATCTATCGTCCCAAACATCTTTCTTATGTTTCTGTCAGTGTCGTTTCTTGACAAGCCATTTAAACTAATATTTTCTCCGACAACTTCATCTCGCATAGAGAAGTCTATATCTGTCTTTGCTTCAACTGTTGTGCTACCGTGAAGTTTTTTTTCATATTTTTCTGAGGTTCTTTCAATCTCATAAATGTTGTGATCAATAACAATCTCAGCTTTGCCGCGACAATTATCTTTTGTTTGATTAATCAAATGAAGATTCTTGCGATTGTTCTTGGACGTCGAATTATAAATTGTATATAACAAACTATCGATAATGCTTGATTTGCCTGAAAAGTTCTTTCCAAATATACCAACAACTCCATTTAAATTTTCAAAATTAATTTTATTCTTTTCGCCATAATTGAATAGATTGTCCCATTCAATGCTTTTAAGTTTCCAATTGATATTTCTCGCCACTTCTTCGTCTTCTTCAACGACAGTACTATATTTCTTGTTAAGCTCCAGAACTTTTTCTATTACTTCATCATTGGGATCATAATCTTTAAGATAATCTTTTATAAGTCTTTTTTGAACCGCCATATCTCGCAGATTTTCTTGAAAGATGCCCTTAATAGAATCAGACATATCGGCTCCGTCACTGGTAGCTCTATTTAAGAATGTCACACTTTCTGGTTTAAATTTGGCCTTTGCTACATCGACCGCTTTCTTTAGTATGTCCAATGAAAGATTATTGTTGGAAACCAAACGAAGGCGGGCGCTGGTTGGGATTTGTATTTTGTTTGGTATTTTCCCTTTTGGTGAAAGCTGAATTGTAATGAAGGGTTTTGGATTTACAAAGGAAACATGCTTACAAGTGAATTTGTCTTTATCTTGAATGTCCCATATCAATAAACCTTTATCATTTGATTCTCCTTGATTCTGTTGAACTGTGCTACCAGGATAGCGGATTCTGCCTTTCAGGTCCAACACTTGATTTGTTTTGTGAATATCACCGAGAAAAGCAAAATCAAATTTATCAAAAATTGATATATCATTTTCTCCATATTCCATTGTCCAGCCAAGATCAGTTTTAACTCCATGGATAGATCCATGATAAAGAGCAATGTTAATTTTGTTTTCATCAGTTGGCTCAACCCAATTGTCTTCATCAAAAATTGAAAGTACATTCAAGGCAAGTTTGTCGCCCAACATGACCTCACCAGATGCCTTCAGGAGGCACAGAAACGGGTGTTCTAGGGCCTCAACGATAGGAGTGATGGCATCTTGCCTATTTGAGTTTCTAAGGTTGCCATCGTGGTTTCCTGGGATTATGTAGGTGGGTGCAATATCCGCTAAATTCTTGAGAAAGTTTGATGCCATCTCGAAATATTCAGGACTCAGTTGGGTTTTTGTATGCGCGAGATCTCCACAATGAATAATATAGTCAACTTTCTCTTCTCGCAGTCTGTCGTATATCTGATCAAAAATTATACGATATTCATAGTGGTATTTTAAGTTGCGGATATGCGTATCCGCAAGATGGGCGAACTTCATCGGTCTCCTATTTTGCCTCTCTTGTTACTATAGCACAAAGTATTTTACTTGTCAACTATTATTTTTAATAACCGCTCTTCCATGCGTCTGGATTTTCTCGGGTTTGGCGCCATTCGTTAATCATGTTTTTAAAGACATCTATGATATTATTTTCAAGGTCTTCTCTTTGTTCTGGTGACGCTTCTTCATATAATGCACGCAATGGTTGAAACGCTGCAGAGATTTGAGGACCACGTTCAAGAAGAAGTTCATTATCGCTACTAGTACGTGCAAGTTCTTCTTGAATAATTTGTTTAAGTCTTTCAGTCGAGATCTTCATTTTCTATTTCTTTTATTTGTTGTTGAATGTAAGAGGCAGCTTTAAAAAAGATGCTCTTTGCTAAACTATAATCGCCATTTGTATTTTTTAGAGTTGAAGCAACAACCTCTTTTGCGAAATGTTCGACAATAGCTTTTTTATCGCCTTCACTCAAATTATCTGTTGTGTTTAATTTCATTTCTCTTTCCTCGGGCGGCCTCTTCGGCGTACTAATTTTATAGTATTGCATTTGCCAACACAGTTCTTGCAAGAACAACAGCCGCAACAACAACAGCAATGACTTGAATTAAAAAGATTTGCTAATCTATGTAAAAGATTTTTCATAGTTTATGTTGCCTCCCGATTCGTGTAAGTTGGCTCAACATCTTCTATTTCAATTCCGCGAGATTGTTCAAGAACTTGTACCACAAGTTCTTCTGTGTTCTCGCCCAAATCATATAACTCATCAACAGCTTGTTTTTCTTCGTCCGTTAATGTTACTTCTTGCCATTCACCATTTGCAAACACATTCCAACGACGTGGATGAAGTCCTAATCCGCCTTCAGACAATTTTTTAAGCTCTTCCTTAATAATTTGTTTCAATCGCGACTTTGTTAATTTTAATTTGCCTTCGGGCATAAAACCTGGATCGAGTTCATCTTCTTCCGAACTTACAGGCATGCCTCCAGCATTAGTGTCAATAGAAATTCTGGCTTTACCTGGTATTACTTCTGGTGTCATTTCTTTTGAAATTTCCCTTGTACTGAGGTGGTCAAGTAACTCCGCAAATGAATCTTGAAATTCAGCGCGGACTCGACGGGTTTCCCCATATAAATTATTTATATCTAGTCTGTTTTGCGCAATTAACTGTGAATCAGTCATATTCTCGGAAAACGCTTCTTGAATAATTTGCCTTAGTTGCGTTTTAGTTAGTTTCACTTTATCTCTCCTAAAACTTTGTATAATAAGTAGTCACTAGAGCCACATAGTACCGCTTCCTTTTTTCGCTTTAGAAATTCTTCTTTTGTCATCGAGCCAATATCATCGTAACCTGCTGTGTTAATTTTATATACTTCATTTCCATAGTTCAATAAATCTTTTATTATTCTTTTTGATTTATTCTCGGCATCACTGTCTAACCCAATATAAATTGGTGTATCATTTTTTATAATTGTTTGAAATAAATTTGAATTCTCGCGCAAAGTAGAACCAAGAATTGGAATAGCGTTTGGGCCAGCAATTATTGCATCAAAAATTCCTTCAACAATTATCAAGTCCTGATCAAAATCCAAATAGAGTTCATTGAATATTATATCTTTTGAAACCGGAGGGTTTAAATATTTCTTCCAACTTCCATTGAATGTTCTCGCAACAAAATAATTTACATAACCTTCTTTGTCAAAGGATGGAATAATAATTCTGTTATTATATTCGCCTCGCATACAACATCCAACTTTCCAACGAATTATATCTTTCTTTGTTATCCCTCTATTCTCCAAATAATTTAGAGCGGGCATCATCGCTAAAGAAAGATTTTCATTAGCAAGAGACACAAATTCTTTTGGCAAATCAAATCTTTGTAATGGTATAATTTCAATTTCTTCTGAAAATAAATCATCAAATTTTGTTATATCTTCTCGGCCATTTAGTTTGTCCCACTTTTGGAGCGCTCGGAAGTCTCCATACTTTCTTACAAGGCGGCGAATAGAACGACCATATTGGTCACAAATCCAACATTTAAAAGCGTCTTTCTCTAAATTGATAGAAAGTTTACGCTTATGGTGTTTACATGTTGGACAATAAAAAAGATGCTCATCATTTGAATTATGATAACCACCAAATATCTTTTTTAGGAGTTGGAGTTTTTCTCCTTCCATAAATTATAGCCTGCTCTTGCAATAATCAAACTGTCTGTTCGATCATATGATCCTGGTTTTGGATTTCCTTGTTTTGTATATTCTACCATAAAGTTTGGTTCATTGTCAAGAACATATTGGAAAACGACTTGTTTTGCTTTCTCTCCGCGAGGAATTTTAATTCCATTTAGTTTTCTAGCAGTTGACGCCCCAATATATTCTGGCTCAATTCCCATATCATTTTGACATATATAAGATATAATACCATTAAATTTTGCTAATGTCAATAAAATTTTTGCTGAAGAAAATCCAGGTCTAAAGGCCTGTAAGGATTGTTCAACAAAAATATATTTGATATGAAATTTAATACTCAAATCGAGCAAACGTTCTTTAACAAAATTTGCTTTTGAAAACAAGCTTGGGAAATGATTTTTATTCCTCGTATCCCATGCTTCACAATATAGCATTTTGCCGTTGTCATCGAGAACAGTCGCGCCAGTTATTGATGTCGATATATCCAGACCAAGAAACACAACTAAAAATCTATCTTGAGCTTGAATGTTAAATTATCAATCTCTCTCTTCCTAACTGGAGTAGCCATTTTAGCTATTGCAATGAGATTTCTATTTTTATCATAAATCCCTACTTTTGAAATATATGTATGCTTTTGGAAACTAGCACTGTGATTAGAGTGAGAACTGGAAACGATATTTGTAATTGGAATTCTGGTGTTTTCAAAATAGCCTGTAGAGCCAGTTGATTGATACATGTTAGCATTAAAATCAACATAAGTTAAATTATTTGAATGATTTAGTCGACCCTTTGGAGCATGAGCAAGCATAGTTCTTGTTGGAACATAGTTTGTACCTGAAAGTGACATGTGAAAGAATGCGTCTTCTAAATCATTGATGGAGTCGTTAGGGTTACCACCTTCATCGAATGGATTATTTGCAGTTGATTGATTGGGTTCTAGTGATAAAATGTGATCGCGATCACTTTCAAGATCTCCAGAGCCGCTAGGTATTCTTGCACCAAAGAATGTCCACTTTGGAAGTGTAGTGCTGCCATCATTCAAATAATCACTTTGAATTTCAGTGTCCAAATCCCAGCTACCAGTTAATAATATGAACCCTTCGTTATAAAGTACTGTGCCGGCAACTAAATAATTATCATCAATTTGAAAAGATCCGGTTAAACAAGAAGGAACGGCAATTGAAGTTATCCCTGTTTTCAAGTGCTTCATCCCCAGTGGAAGATATTGCGGAGGATAGTTTGTAAGATCTTCGAAGTTACACATATAGCCTTGCGAAACTTCGCCGGCTTTTTCGTCTGGAATTATATAATTTTCTCCATAGTTGAATATGCCCGAAAGCCCGTTAGGAAATAGCCCGCCTGGATAATTTCGTTCGAGACTGTCTCTGTCGATATCTGTCTTTTCGCCCAGCCTCCACCATGAAAGCAGTTTCGTAGAGTAAGCAGAGTGATTAATTAAATTACATGCTTTTCCACTGTTATATATTTCAGCGACTTCTGCAGATGACAAGTCATCATTCCACAAACTAACTTCATCAATCCACCCTTCAAACGGACGTGTTTCATCAAGGTTGTTGCCAATGGTAGTGGTTGAATCATAAAAATCATACTCCGCAACATCAATGGTTGTTGGAGGGCTAGTTACTTCCGTCAAGCCAGAGCCAACAGTTTTTGCTACTCCATTAATATAAATCGTTGGGTTGTTTGCAGTATTAGAACCATCATATGAAACAGCTATATGGTACCATTGGCCGTCTTTAATTTTTTCATCTAGATTCCATACGGCATATACGCCGGGTCCGCCCATTTGCGGAGCAAAAGTTAATACATTCTCTTCATTAATTTGAAGTATATGTTTGCCTGACAATGTCATAAGAGTTCCGATTTCTATCGGAGCTGAAGAAACTTTGTGGAACCACAACGACATTGTAAACGCAGATAAAGAATAATGATTTGAATTCTTTTGAACCTTTATAATGTCTGCACGTGCTTGCGGAGGATTAACAGGAAGCCGAAAGGTTTCGGGCGCGCCTCCGGTAATGGTGTTTTCACCCTGTACACGCTGATCGGTGTTTGGCGGAGCCGCCACGTCCGCTCTATGAACATTGTTATTGCTGCTATTGTCAATTGTTACAGACAACTCACCGCCAGTGTCTTGGTCAGGACCAGAGGGAGTTTTTCCTCCAAAAAGTATAGATTTTTTACTAAAAGGCGCCATTGTCATGTCTAACAATTCGCCATTTTTTCTTAAATCTTGTGCTCTTCCAACTAGTTTTCCTCTAACATAAAACTTGAGATCGACAGACCCTCTTTTAATCGATTGGCCATAATAAATCGATGGAACACTAATAAGGTTCAATTCTTGCAAATCCTTTCTCCATCCTTCGGCAGAAGAAGAAAAAGCATAATGATCACTCATACTTGTGTAATAATCTAAAGTGTTCTTTAAAGCTAAAATGTTAGGTCTAGACGTATAAATTGGTGTGCCATCTGTCAATTGAGATGGCGCGCCACTGCTATATAACGCTTTTGCTTCCCCTGTTGGATCTAAGACTGTGGCAGACCAATCTTCTGTTGGATCGAGTACTGGGCGTTCAGGTGCAACAGTTTGCCACGGAGGATCTCCAGATCTATAAGTTTCGTAATAATCAACGACAGCTGAATGCTGATCGGGATAATAATATCTTTTTATACTAGCAGACAGAGGATAACTACCAGTCATCATATCTCCTGTTCTATAGTGATCTTGCTGCTCAGTGGATCCAATATGTTTTAATTTTTCGTACATATTGGTTGTCACAAATGGAAATATTACACTTTTTACGCCTGACTCGTTTGTTGTGACAGGGTTGCCCTGCCCTTCCGGTGGGCTTAAGCCATCATTTGCAAGCGTCGACGGAACGAACAAATGGTGATCTTTGTTCCTGTCGACATTTAATTCATATAAACTTATGTTCCCGGGAGGAACACATGGAACACTAGCTGTAAACGCTCCACTTAATTGCGGGGTGTTGTTATAGAACACCTTTCCGTTATATGCGGCGAACTCAATACCAGGGTGAGTTTTTAGAACATTGTAGAATAAATCATTTTTCTTAAATTTATAATAAGGCATCTCATTTTAAATAGTTTTGTTATTAATTAATAATCGAGCCTTACTTTTAAAATAAATTCATCATTTGGGGTCTTTTTAAGAGGTCTCGATAATTTAGCTACTGCCAGCAAACCATTATCTGAACCATATAGCCCAACTGTTGTAACATATGAATGAGGCAAGTCATTCGCTACAGTTTTGATCTGAATTTTACTTTCACTAAGATAGGTTGGATTAGAGCTGTAATTAAGTTGATTACTGTTAAATCTACAAAAATGAATTGTTGAATTTAATTCAGTTGTATTTTGGAATTCGATATTATCGATTCTATGGCGAAGGGCATTGGCTGTTCCACTAATAGAGGAAGATACCAACAGATGTCTGAATGACAAATCATCATCGCTCTTTGTGTGGCCAATTGCAGAACCGGTCATTGCAAGATAATTATCATTGTCATGGTCGCCATGGCCGCCGGTGAAAGCTTCTGTACCCTGCGCACCGCCCTTTGTGGTTTGGTTGCACAGAACATAGTCTGCATCGATTGCAGTACCTGTAATAGATTTGTTGCCTCTTGCGCCGGTGGTGTTCTGGGTAAGGGTTATGACCGTCAGTTCACCAGTGTTGTTTGCCGTGATCGCAGAGACCGTCATCTTCAAGGTTCCAGCAGTCACAGCCGCATCCAAAGCGGCCTTCACATTCGTAGCGAGGGCTGCAGTACTAGCATTGCTGCCATTGATTGCAGTTGCGCTGTTTGTAGCACCATCGGAGAACGTCCATGTGACTGAAGTGCCATCAGTATTTGTTAATATTATGGTTTTGCCTTCCAGGTCGCCAGAAGACGGAAGAGGATTTCCCGACATGAGGGTTGCAGTTGCGGATGTACCGCTCTCTAAGTTAGTTGGATCATACGGATAAAACATTGATGAGGAAAGAACAATAACGCCGGCTTGATAAAAGATGAGTCCTGCGGGCTTTCCACCCAATTCTGGGGCTGGTGGATCCACAGACATTGACAAAATAGCATAATCGCCAGATGGAGAATCAGTATAATAAGTTGTAGCACCATAATCTACAAGCTTTCTAGCAGTTCCATTAAAATTATGTGCAGCGTTGAATTGAGATCCAGTGCCGAATTGAATAGCAAAGGAACCTTTCTTGATTTCATCTTTGACTAGCAATCTTGAGAAGTTGATAAAATAGGCCTCACGAATGAGATCGCCGCCTGGAATTTGGAAGTCTTTGATAGAACCAGTATGATCGTGACCCATAAGAACTTGAGCCATCTGATTATACATATTTACTTTAGCTGCATTTTGGGTATTTTCGCCTTCAGCAACGGGCTCATTATTATGATTCCAAACTGAAGATGTAGAATAGCCCATAGTAATATCGAAAAGATGATTAGCTGAAGAACTTAAATACGGATAATCATAAACTGACTGATATATACCATGAGAAAAGTTTTTAATGTTATTTTCATTTGGGAATTCTGCTGCAGTGTTTGTATCTCCGTATGTTCCCGAAAGTATTGAACCTGTTATTGGAATAGATTCATGTAATAGTTTTCTTCTTGTTACAATATCATTAGTTTCTAATTGTTGAAATGATTTAGTTGTCATAGTGATTACGCCTTTTTAACAATTCTAATTGGAATGTCAAGTCTAGCACCAGTTGTTAATCCTGATACTTTAATTGTTGTGTCAATATAATGTACTTCTATTGTTGAAGCATTTGGTGTCACATCAGCAGATGTTGCGTTGGTCCAGGTTACGCCTGTTTTCCCAATCAATGAGAACAATGATGTACTTTGCTGAAGTTCTAATTTAGTTCGAATCTTAAATTCTAACTTAGATCCGCGAGGGCCTTTGATATCAGTATTAGTTTTGCTTGCTGTAGTTTCTTTAATGTCTGTAACAAAACCGCCATTACCTTCACCATTGTCTGCCATGGTTAAATAATAAACTACTGAAAAATCATCATCGCCTCGCATACTTTCTCCAAGCCTAGTGAAATTAGGATTAGCAACGTGGCCACCACTTCTACTAACAATTGAACCTAGTCTTCCGTCCATTTCAATTGCATATTGATTTTCATATAAGTCGTCATCCACTTGAGCTGTGGGAGATTTCTCCGTGTTATTATCTATGCCTTGATCGATCCTGATCCATCCACCAGGTTCCGTTCCTGCGTCTGTAACGCCATTAATATAACCATCATTAGGTAAGGTTTCCACAGGCATAATTCCAACGGTTGAAGTACCATCGTTTCCGGTATCTTTTACACCTTGTGCGGTAAATTTATCTGCAGCTACAACGAATCTATTAAATGCATTCGTTGTAGAGTGTAGCCTGTTTTTATCGAGGTTTTGATTTAGTTTAAGTATTGGAAGGAAAAGATGCTTGAGATAAGTGTAAGTTACAAGTTTCGACTTAAGCATTGTTGTGTTATTCGTAAACCCTTCCAATATAGGAGTTTGTTCTAAAATAGTTATATCTTCTTTGCCAGATGCAAGTGTTTTGTCATACAAGTTATAATTAATTTCATCATCTGCAGCTGCCCATTGAGTAATCTTGAAAGAGGAATCCCCTCTTGCTAATCTCATTCGTCCCAAGTCTGTCAAGACAGCGTCAAGGATTATATCGCCGGAATCATCTAGAAATGCCATGTTTTTTACTCCTATATAAGTAGTATTTTACTATAAATAGTCTTTTTGTTAAATAAAATCAATAAAAAATAATGTTTCAAAAAAAGATTGCATTTGGTTTGTCTAATTCCTCAAGCTTGTTAACCAAAAGGATTATCAGGAATGTCACCAGAAGCTAGAGCATCTAAAAATTGGTCCAGGCCGGTGTTGATTCCCTGGTTTATAATGGATGATTCTTCTTCTTTTGTTGCATTATGGAAGTTTCTAAACCTAAAGTTGACATCAATTTTTTTGCCAGTCTTTTTGGAAGTCAAACGAATCTTAAAATATTGTTTTTGTCCCTCTTTGTCCTCTCCTTGAGATATTCCTAGATCTTGAAATATCTTATATTTCAAGTTAGGATTTCCAAGCTTTGGGATACTTTCAATGTGGTTATATTGCATATAACCTGCTGCAGTCATATTTTCATAATCTGGAGCAGCGGGCATTTCTAGGGGGTCGCCATAGAAATCGGTGAAGATGACCGTAGACGTCAGATCCATCTCTGATTGTTCATACGTTGGAACTATATTTATATATTTTCTCATATTTTTAACTGATTGTAAGTCAGTATCTGGATCAAAATCAACAATATCTATTATTGGGTAAATTGTTCCACCATCATCAACAATTTCTACTTGATAAACTGGTGTTGGGTTGGAGAATTTTCCATACATGTCTACAACTCTAAAAGTATAATAATACTTTTTATTTGGTTCTATCGTGTTGTCTTTGTAAGATGTTGAGCGAAGGAAGCCTATTTCAGTCTTCCCGGTTTCCTGGTTAAAATTTCTTATTCTAAGCGGTTTAAGATCTTTTTTTGTGTTGTCAATTACAGATTTATGAAAATCCCTATAAGAAACTGGTCTTTCTTCTATTCTGTAGGATTCAAATTTGTCTGGAGGCATCAATGTTTCAAAATCATATTCTGGCCATCCTTTCGTGCCGGCCTTATTTTGTATTGCTTGAAGAATATGTGAATCATCTTCAGGGTTGATCCCAATCATAAAATCTGTGCGTTGGGTGCCATGAACAGACGACAACAAAAATAAAAGAGTTTTGTTGTCGTTTTCGAACGGAGCAATTTCCACATTTGGAGGAGCAGGATGAGTAGAGATGACAGACACCACATTTTCGTTTTCCACGGGATCGGGATCGTCCCCTCCCGTAGCCGGTGGAGTATATACAATCTTATGCCCTAAGCTGTCATAAGGCACCTCAACAAATTTTATATGAGGATACGAGTTCACAGCTACAACGAGATTATATCGTTCAGCCCACCATCTGTTCCCCATATATCCGGCTGTGGATTCCTGAGCGTCGTTGAAATCTGCAGTCTCCTCGTCAAGATTTTTCATGGCGACAAAGCGGGTAGAGCTGAAGGGGGGATATCCTTGCTCAAGGTAATGTGCATAACTAAAATTCGGGTCGTCATCATAGTCATGAATATATTTCCATAAGTGGTCGTTGATCTCTGCCGCGCCTAGGGGGGTCAGCTGAATAGGTGGGCCGGTGGGGGTCGTGGTGCTGGCGACGGTGGTACCGGTCAGGGACCCCGGGGTTTGGACAGGCGGCAGTTGACCGTCTAGACTATATGAGTATTTGGTGCCAAATATAGCTACCCATGCATATACCGAATAACTATAGTCTTTATTATAGACTAATTGGGTATCAACAAAATATTTGGGATTAAATTCTGGTGCGTTTGGAAAATAAAAATTTTGTACAATCTTATTATCTCTGTCTTTCTTTTCGATTCTAAAAAAAACAATTTCATTAGCAGCTTTGGCGCCATTAATAATATTGTCAAAGGTCCTTGTCTGACCTTCTCCGAAGGAGTGATCGGAATAAAAAACAGGATTCCAAAAATTTATAAACTCCATAAGGCCGCCTCTTTTTTCAGGGGTGGTCCACGAAAGCCCGGTGCCTGTTTCGCCATACTGAACAAAATTATTAAAATTTTCTTCACTTCCCTCTTCACACGACTCTCTTTTGACATGAGGATCATAAGGATCTTCTGTGCCGGGTAAATACAAAAGACGATGATTACAATCTAAACCATAAATATCTTCTGAAATATATCTAGGCCAGTTGCCCCGAACATATCCTTCGTACCAATCCAAAAACGATTTAGTATAGTTAGTGCCCTGTCCATGGATCCCGGCCGGGGTGGGGAGTGTGGGGTCTGCGGCGGCGGAGAGAGTCTCAAAAGCTTCATAAAAATGAAATGAGTTTAACTTTTTATAATAGGCTGAGTTGCCTGTCGGGGATGATTTGTAAGTCGAGATCTGTGGATAAGTAACAACTGAATCATTGCTACTGAACAACGGCCGGCCGGTGGCAGCATTAGCTGTATACCTGCTTTTCTTCTTTTGCTCTAGTCCCAAGCTTTGTATAGAATGTGGTTCGTTTTCTACTATTGCCTTTAATACAGAATAATCCATATCCCAGCGATCTAAACCTTCGACCAAACTTCTAACTCGCAGTGGATTCATCCACGCGGCGGCCGCTGCCATGCCTGAGGCACCTGCAGGGCTGCCATGAGAATAAGAAGAAAATGGGTAATTGCAATAAAAGTATAGGTCAAGAGGATACAAATGAAAGTCATAACCTTCACCAAGTTGGTTCCAATTAGAATAATACGGGGTAATCGTCTGAAACATACTTTGCATTAGAATAACATTTGAATTTTGAATTATGTGCCTCGTAAGATCCCAAAGAGTGTCTGGATCGTTACTGCTAAGTATAGAATCTAATCCTAATAAATATTTTTCATAATACTCTTTAATATTATTGTTTTCCAAACTGGTTTTCAACACAGGCCAATAATCATTATACATTTTGTCTAAAACATTTGTTGTGCGTGGAGTGTTTGCAAGCATTTGGTTCACATATTCTTTGTACTCTGTGTCCTTCCAAAGCTCACCCTCTGAAGCAGGTTGATTGACCTGATCTCGCCATGCCGTATAGGCAAAAAGCATTGGGAGCGCAGCTTCGCCACTTCTGCCTGTAATATTATGTGTAGAAAAAAGTCCCGCCACATCTTCTTCAACACTATCAAGTATTTTTTTGTTAGTAGGTTCTATAGAATAATTTACGACTCCGGCGTCCACTTTCGAAAAGGCGGCAGATAAATCAATTTCATCTGCTTCATTCCATTCCAGGGGTGTCTCTAAATCTGTTACAAAATCATAATAATAGGTACCAGTTTGCTTATGTATTCCGACTGCAAATTGAAACATTCGTTCTCGAAAATACATACTCTGTTTCGCTATATCCGTCGAGCCGTGTTTGACGACGGAGCTGCCATAATCCTTTATTATGCGATTTTGAACCTCTGATTCGCGCGTCAGACACGTTGTCCAAAGCACATATTTGGACTGTTGTTTCATGTGTGGTATAAGACTTAACCCGCCGGTGGATGATGGCGATGTATCATATTGATGCCGATTACTCCACTGGGCGCCGGGAAAAAAGGTTCCGTCATCGGGATGGGACCATTCATCGAGATCGTTCCCGAGCCTGGTAAACTGCATTCCTACCAAGTTAATTGTGTTATACAAACCAAATCCCCCCGGAGAACCCTCTATCTGATCAGAAAGAGTACTAAACATCTGATACCACAGTCCCCATTGGTTACCGGTGGCGTAGAACTTAGAGAGCCCCGTTTGATACGTATCATGAAGAATAAAAGGAGTAGGGTTTCCAAAAAGATCTGTTACCTTGACGAATTGCATCTTTTTGTCTACGCCCCCCAACTGCGGTGAGTGGGCAAGTTCAGTAAACGTATCACTCATATGAGGGGGAAAAGATTTAAAGTCTCTTTGGAATTTAACGCCCTCGGTCTCGTAATCGGTATACCACAGAGCACCCAATTGAGATCTTAAAAAGTCTTTTGACCAAAACGTGTTCCAGCCTAAGTGATCGGAGACTGAGTCATTGTAGCCCCAGCCAACGTTGCTGGATCCGGGTGGGTTCAGATGACCCACCTTCAATCTCGACGCGGATCCTGGTCCACCGTCTTCGGCAATATCATGTTCGTCGGCGTACGCTGAAAAAGTCTGATAGTCGGTAAACAATGTAACAGTGTTAGTGGCTATCGGAGATTCTTTTATATCAGGATTAGTTTTTGGTTCTTGCGCCATATTTATACCTTCCTATAGATTAAATTAATATCCACCGGATGAACCTCCGCCCATGTTTGCGGTTCCGCCGCCAGTTCCAGTCGACGCAGTGCGTGCGCCGCCAGTAGTTTGTGCGCCGGCAGAAGAAGCGCCGGTTGCGCGGCGGGCTCTGCCAGATCTACGAGACGGCTTTACCAAAAATTGTTCGTTGTACATTGGAAACTTAGGCGTGCTAGGGATGTTAAAGTGACTGTTTTCATAATCTACTAATCTGCAAAATGCAAATTGACCCCCTGTTATACTGTTGATTTGTGATAACTGTGTTAATTTATTAAAAATTGGCTGACTCATAATAAGATCACCTGTAGATGTAGCTTGATATCCTTGAAATATTTGTATTTCTTTTAGATTAAAAAAGCTCATATATAAATACCCTAATGCAGAAATACCTTCATTTTTTGTTAATGTCGAAACTACAGATTTTTTAAATTCTTTTTCAATTTCTGGCATGTCGCCAATATTTTGCATTTTAGTAGCATATCCGCAATAGTGGATTAAAGCTTTTATTTGATTCGGAAGATTCAAAAAATCATTGTTAGCTCTTGTTAAGGCAAGATTATCCATATTAAATCTATTGATGACATCGTATCCTTCATCCTGAAAAACTTCAACAGACAGTATAGACAACATCAAATTAATAAAGTTAATTGGATTTAATATTTCTTCATCATACTCCTTTTTATCAATATTGGGCGTAGAGTCGTCTGAAGGATCGTCTGCATCATATAAAGCTTTAGCAACGCCAGCATCTTGTTTTAACACATCTTTAGTGATTGTAAAATTTTTGGTCATAACAAGATACTTTTCTAAAGCACTTTGTAATATGTCATAAGTGTGATTATACGTTCTTGTTTTTTTCTTATTAGACAACACAGCAGAAATTTCTTTAAAAATTGTAAGTTTAGTGTTGTAAGCAGAAGTATTAGCTGCCCGGGCTTCGAGAGCTTTATACAAAACAAAAATATAATTATATATCATAAGTCTTTCATCATCAATATTTGCGAGAGTATCAGAACACATTTTAATTTGATGATCAGTACCCTTTCCCACTCTCCCAGAATAAGTCGGCGTTAATATAACGGATGGAGATAAATATGAATTCCTCTGAGCGTTTAAATTTAAACCCATTGTTGTCACATTACTAACAATAGAATCAGTTGGAGGAAGAGAAATTTTGCTCTGAGGTCCAAAAGTGAACCGTTCTTCCTCTGCCTTTAACCGATTTAATAAATGATCTCCAGAGATAACATAATTTGTATTTGATTTTGTTCTTGAATTTTTAGTAGATAAATAGTCAACACCAACTGGCGAAGTTTCTGCGTTGTGGACGATGTCTGCCGCGTTGTGCCAAATATTATATTTTTTAGTTATTTGAGTGATATAATTAATTCCATGTGCATCTAAATTTGCCGGCTTGCCTCCAGTCGATAATGTATCTACAAAAGTGGAACCAGTAGATAAAACATCAAAAACATCCCTTATACTTTTTTCCATCACCTCAACAAATCCAATTATAATTTTTCTCCCGGAAAAAGATTTTAAAAGACTACCAAGCCTAGAAATATAATCATTTTTTTCTTCTAGGGGTATAACTTTTGTTGAATAATATTCAAGGACATTCATAATATCGCCGGCAACAAACAAGCTTCTACGTGCTTCCCAACCACGACCTTTTGATTTTGTGATTATGTTTTTAATAACATTTATTTTTTTAAGATCGTCATATATGTGTCCCACTATGTTGGATGTGTTTAATGTTAATGTAACTTCGTAGTAGTCTCCCATGTTATTTGGTTTGTCGTCTTCAAACCTATAATGCATAACAAATGGACTATTGCCCCTTTCTGAGCCTGCGGGGCTATGTACCGGTGCTCTTATGGCGCGAAAATTTCCTAATATTTCGTCAGAGGCGTACGCCAAAGAACGTCTTTTTAAAATTTTTATATCGATTTTAGCGCCGCCTACAAATTTCCGTACTCTACTCAAACTTGAACTATCAAAAATTTTTGAATATATAGTGTTGTTTTTTAATATTCCTAATATATCAATGCCAAATAAACCATTGAGTTTCAACGACAAGTCTCTAGATGAAAACAATGTTGAAAAATAATTTTTATTAGTTGTTCCCCTGTTGGTAATAAGATTCGTTTGTGTTTCAGCTGATCTTGAAAGCATATGTAATAATTCATCTGTAACTAACGATTCTATTAGCTTATCATTACTAACCACTCTTCTTTGCAAGACTGGGTTAGACCTTGTATGAAACGTGCCTCCTCGAAATCTTCCGGCGCTTTCGTATACGGCTTTCGGCCTAGGCCACTCCTGCCCATTTGAATAATAAAATTTTGTCCTTTTATTGTTAACGTTGCCGTTAATAATAAGTCTTTCTTCGATCATATCCCCCACAAAAAAAACGTTTGATTTACTGTAAGATGAATAAGAGGTTTGCGTACCTAAGAAAGGAACAGCAAGAACAGTTAAATTATTAGTCCTCGGGCATGAAAAACTTACTTCTGGCATATTAATTTTATATAATGGTTTTCTTCCAGACGAAACAATTGTATAACGTTCTTTAGCGTTTGACGGAATTTCATAAATTCCTATTAATTTGGTGTCTCCCTCCTCTTGAAATAAATAATCAATTAATTGTCTTCTGTCGCCCTCAAACGACGGAACGCTTGTGGTGCAAAAAACAGCTATTTTAAATTTTTTACGCTTGTGAACAGCTTTCAGCATTTTAAAGTTAAAGAAATATGTATGATATGACATACTAATATTATAGGAAGTGGACATTTCTCGATTAGAAATTTCATCAAAAAGAAGGTTTGAACTTGGATTGAAATTGGATAGTCTAATCTGATCTAAATACACTCCAGGAACTGGGGGGTGTTTAGGAACAAAAAATCCATTATAATTGATACCAGTGGCCATTAGCAAGGCTCCTCAAAATCTTCAGGTGTAACTTCGATTTTATATATGTTTTCCGGTTTGGCAGCTGCAAACTCATCACAATTAAATGGAATTTGCTGATCAGCCATAATACTTTGCTTTTTATCAACTCTTTTAGACCTGCAGTAATATTTAGATGATATTTCCTCATCAACAAGTAAATCAAAATAATAATCTACATGATATGTTCCAATATCTTCTTCTTTCCTAGGATCATAAAAATACAGTTGTTCCATATCGCGGTTTACAGTTGATTTTCCTCCGATAAAAGATTCAACTTTTCTCTGTCCGTAAGTATCAAGCCCAAATTCATCAGTACCTTTATTGTTCTGAATTATAATCGCCGCGCTATCAGCAAGAGAGCCTTCAATTTTGACGTTGCCTTCCTTGCCGCTCTTTTGAGTTATTGTTAATCTTGTGCCATCTCCGCAATCTGTGCAACCTACTCCAGAAAAATTTCGTGCAACAGTTACATTTACTGTAGCTGTGTACCATGTCCCCGAATTTTCTTCTCTTATTCGTTCAGCCCAAGCTTCTATGCTGTTTTTTATTGCAATAGCTAGGTATTCTTCATCGCTGAAAACGTCTTGAGTGCCTATGCGGCTGTACGTACTATCTGCAAAATTGATACTAGTATCAATTTTGCCTTCGTATACATTTCCTTGGATATCACTAAATTTTAAAGAATCTAAATTCGTTACAGCAGAGGCATCGACAACTTCTATAACAACAGAGGCTGCTGTTTTATCAACAGTTTCAGTCACTTTAAAAACTTCAATTTCAAAATTGTCTTTTATGAAATCAGTATTCAATTCGTCGACTTCAAGTAACAAATAGTCTGTTTTCACTTGAAAAACTGTATCGTCCATAAACTTTCCAGAATCTAATTCGTTTCCTTCAAACGCAACGTTATCAGATGCATAATTTTGCACATAAGTAAGATCGTCAGTCATCTTTGTAATGTAAGTATCATATTGTATTCTTGTTTCCAACTGAGGGATTTTCATCGATGAAAAGTTTGAACCAGTATAAAAAGTTTTGGTCTTGTAAAGGTCTTCATTTAATAACTTTCCATTTAAAAAATTAACCGACCATGCAGGCGCGTACTTACTGCTTAGTGAAGAATTCCCCAAAGGAAATACATACGGATAATATTTTACATCACCTAAAGATTTTTGATATAAGCAATCATACATTGAAGTAAAAGCAGAGTATAAACCAAAATTATTCCTCTCCTGAGAATATTGTAACATTTCTTTGAGTGCGAAACCTAGTTCTGTTCTCTTGTCACTATTAACGATATCATACAAGTTTGTTATATAATTGTCTGTAGCGTCAATGACGCTCCATTCCTTCCAGGCTATTTCTTCTTCGGTGGCGCCCGTTAACAACCCGAAGGCCGGCGCTGGGGGCTTACCATATTTTTCATGAATACGATCTTGTAGGTGTTCGCCCAAATCCGCTGTTATAAAATTAGGTCCACAATCAGTTTGATAATCTGCTTGTGCGATCGCAGGCCGACCACTTTTCTCTCTACTTGAAAAATTATACTGGACTTTGAGCCTAGGTGTTTCTTTGATTCTTGTTTCTGTGTTGTTTCTTTTCTCTTTTACGAATCTCTTATCTTTAGAATCGTACATATCATTAGACCCAGACGGGATATATCTTATGTCGTAAAGAACATCATCGTCAAAAAAGGCATACTGATCGGGCTTGAATTTTCCTATAGACAACAAATGCTTACCATATTGCGTCAATTCAATATCCATCACCTCTTCTTTTCGATCAAAAAATTCCATAAAATAAATATTTCCTCATTAAGTTTATCTCACCTTGTGTGTATGCAATGGTGTCAATTCGCTTCCTGATGCTTGGACCTCCCAACTTATGATTTTATGCTCATGACAAACGCCCGGGGCGACATCCACTGGATAGCATGCTTCATGAGCTACGCCATTACCATTAACATCAATAGTAAACGCGTGAGTATGGCCGGTATCTTTCGACGTTGTTCCAACAATTGGTTTTGGCCCATGAACTAGGTCAACTTCTTTATCTGATAAATTAATCCCTACTTCGAGCTTTGCTAATTCAACTAATGAACAGAAATCATATGGCCAGTTATAACTATAATCTGGATTCGGGTTTTCTGAATCAATATTAAAATTAAATTGAAACCTATTATCATCTTGTGAGTCAGACGTGACATTAAAATAATTTGATTCTGCTTTTTTCTTTACTTTGTATACCATCCATTTAATATCTGGAGGAATATCGTTTTCAAAAAATCCGCCAGGAACTCCACATTCATGAGTAATTGACACTTCTTCTACTTCTGAGCTGCGTGCAATCTTTGGCATCAAATTTTGCCAAATATTAGACAAGTCTTCTCTATCTAAAAGATGTTTAAACTCAAATACATACATGGCAAAAGGCTTAACAGATTTGTTTGTCACAAAATCATGGTGCGGCGGTATAACATATTTTTGCATATTTTCAACCATTTGGAACACCGCAGGAGAAACTATGACGCCAGTTTTCTTTAATTTGTCAACTACGCTTTTAGACGCGTGGCCTCGCGCCACATCAATATACTTTTTAGGAATTTCAAAAAACCTTTTTTTGGTAGAAGAAGTCTTTGCTTTAAATGGAATTGCAATTATCGCTTCTGAAATTTCTTTTGATTCTGCAATCTCGCCAATTCTTCTTTTCGTACTCGTTCCAGCTTGTACAAATCCGCAAACTTCAAGAAGGGAACCAGTTTTCGATGTCTCAGTAACATTTAATAAATTAATGTTATTAGCGAATGGATTGGCTGAAAATTGTTCCATAGAAGTCGTTTTTCCAATTTTATCAGGAAAACTTTCTCTTAATCTTAAAAATATACCGTTGCCATGAGAAGGCTCAGTACCATAGCCAAACCACATCCCGCGCGTAAAATGACTTTTTGCATTACTAGAAAAATTTAATGTCGGCGTTTCAAACTTAGTACTAATCGTCCAAATATCAAAAGAATCATCGGTGGAATCTTTTGCGAGAACTGGCACATATGTGTGTTCCATGGCACTATCAAGCTTGTATTCAAGTTCTTTAACTCTCGCCTTGCCGAATAAGTTAATCGAAGAATCAATTTTCATCTTACTAACGCCAGCTAAACTTTTTTCATCAGGAACTCTGATATATCCTGCCATGTCGCCTTCGTTTATGGGCTCACCGGTGTTATCTTTAGCTTTAGATAAATTAATAGCTTGCCCATAAGATGCAGATCTATTAGGTTCGTATACTGTTTCAAGCTTTGCACCCTCCAATATCTCATCAATATAAAACTGTTGTGTGGGTTCAGATGAAAGAAGTTCTCTGTGGATATGAGGTGAAAAAGAAATTCTCGCCACAGACTCACCATAAAAATATGGCGGCGTATACGGAGCGAAAGCAGGATCTTGCATATTAGAAAGCCAATTATAATTTCCGTTATTTGTATGAGCAAAGAGGCTGGCAGCTCCACCGGAAAAATTTGTAAGAGTAAATGCAGCACCAGAAGAAGTTGATATACTATTGGTGTTCGTCCCGGGAAGAGCGATGATTGTAACAATTTGCCCGCTAGCAGTGGCTGTAAAAGCGCTGGTTGCATTAAGAGCGCTAGCTATGTTTGCAGCTAAAGTGCTGTTAGTAGATGAATATGCAGCAGTTGGCGAAGTTGTGTCTGTGCTGGTTGTCGTGCTAGCATGGAAGGTAAGTGTGTAAGTGGTCCCGCTGGTCGAATTCATTGCTATTGTTTGATCGGCTGCAGTACTGCTGGCATCAGTAACTTCTACTACTCCAGTAGAGGACACCGTTTCTTTTGCTCCTAGCGTGTCGCAAGCTGGACCATAATGGATTCCACGGGCGCTACCAGACGAATATCTTATTACTCCACTTTTTGGGTTTGTTTCCTGCATATAAGTATGAGGGCCTTCATACATAATAAAATCTTTTGTTTTTTCTAAAACGACATCCATATAATATGTTGTACCAGATGTCATAGTAAACGGACCTCGTTTGGAGGCAAAAGTCGTTAAACGTTCACCTTTCAAGAAAAATTTTGGTATCTCTCCAAGAAAGTTATGCATTGCAAGATTATATTTGTTATCGTGCTGACCAGTCCAAATATAGTGCGGAGCATTCGCTTCAAGTTCATATACATTTGTATCATCAGTTTGTGAGCCAGATCTATATGACGGGCTAACTACCATATTGATTCTAGACGCTGCTTCTTCAACAGTTGATTGTCCTGGCCGTAGCAACTGTTTGTCAACAGGGATATATTTTTCTGGATGAACTAACGCCTCAAACGGAAAACGTCTATTATGATATTGTTTGTCGGCTAAGCTGCTCCCGGTTGCCAGATAACCCAAATTACCAAAAGAAGAAAGATCTCCTGCTTTTGAGGATCCAGTGATCACGGGCCAGTCGACAGCAATCCCTGATTTGATGGTATTATACATGATTCCGGGGGCGAAGAAAGGTTGGATCAAAGCTTGTGCTTGTTTACCACGTCGTTGATTTGTGTTTAAAGAAGATGTTAAATAAGGGCCAAAAGATTGAGAAAATATAGAGCCCAGCTGCACACACCTTAACACTGGATAAAATCCTTGGTATGGAAGAAGCTTTTTAATTCCTTTACATTTTAATGTTATTTGCGAAACTTTATTATCAGGATTTCTGTTCCTTACAAGTTCGAAAGAATCTAAAAAGTCAGAATGTGAATAAATTTTATAAAAATCATCATTTACGGCGCTTTTTTCAGAACCTGCACTGGATGATATATGGTGAGCTACATTGAAATCATAATCATTCATAACGTTTATTTCTAAATCAACAATAGCTGTATCCTTGTTAGTCTTTGTGGCGGCGCCTGGTAAAGATAAATATTTATTATTCTTTGATAAAAATCCACTATTCAAATAGTACTCCATATGATCTGAAACATTAAATTCTGGCAATATAGAATAATCTGGACCTATACATGTAACATCTCTAGCATAATCTTCATACGAATCATACCATGGAGCCAATCCAGAAATTGCGCTAGCGCTATATTGTGGTTTAAAATGATATAAGTGGACGGTACCGGCAGCTGCACCATCAGTAAAGTCAGGCTTATTTTTTCCCTCACCGGTTGGTAATATATAATAATCAGAAGGCCAAGTTTGAGAATCAGATGAACCAAACCAACCATAATGCTGGTAGAAAAAGAAACATTGCGAAGGAGATCCTCCAGCGGATCCGGCATCAGAACTTGAAACCAATGCTCCGTCAGTGTGCGCATAAAGTTCGCCTGTTGCGCCGACATTTCTTTTATGTACTCCTTCGTTGTGACCTTCAAATCCGCCAGACATAAAGCCGCCATGGAATGAGTCCAACGGCCAAACGCTTAAAGCTAATGGTCGCAAAGGATGTACCCAATCACCTTTAAAATAAGAGCCGCCGGCGCCGACCTGCTCTGTAATACCTCCTCCGTCAGCAGCATGATTGTAAGAAGACAGGCCAACTCCCAATGAGTTGGTAGCATATTGATTTGTTCTCAAACGTTCCTGGGCTCTGGCTCTCCAAAACGTTCGATGTGTTCCATGAAGACGATCATAACCATTGCTTCCAGTGTGGCGAAATTCATCATACGACAACCTTCTATTGCTCTTCGCCAACGTTGTATATTCAGCTCTTGGGAAAACGATCTCTCTATAGGTAATGTCTTTTAGCTTTATAACGTTTTTATCGGCTGCCATTGTTAATGTGTCGTCCATGTCATAGCATGTTTGAAAGTTAAATTGTTCCTTGTCTAAATCACCTTCACCAATTAAAAAACTAGTTTTTAAATTTCCATGTGTATAAGAAACGTTAATCTCTTCATCATCAACTTGAAAAGTTTTTTCTAGTGGTTTATATTTGGTTGTGACAACTGGAATTATATAATTTACCAATTCTTTAGTATCTTGATATCCTGGAATTCCATTTGTTACTTTAAGTATTTTATTATCATTTTTGAAAAAACTGTATATATTGTTTTTTCTTTGGTGCCTGGCTATCATATGATCTCCAGTTCTAATCTGTTTCCAAGTCGGCCATCCATATGGACCGTTACGGTTATGATTTATCATAGCAATATCAGGCCGTGGATATTGACCAGTGTTTGGATCAGTTTCTGCTTGAGAAATACTAAATACTGGAAATTTGCTATTTTCTCCACGTCCGCTATCACTGCTAGGAGAGATTAAGTTATTATCTATATCAATATCATCGACATATATATTGTTTAAACCAAAAGGCATAGGAGTTCCATTTATAATAATGTCAGTAGCAACTAAAAATGTAATATCATCAGAAGCGCCGCCAAGTTTTTGGTTTGGCTTAGACCACCCAAACGGTATAGCTTCATTTTCCGTCAAGCCTCCGGAAACTTGATAGGCCGAGGCTGTAATCCATGCGTATTGCAGTTCACTTCTGGGAATCGCATGAACAACGAAACCATTGTCTTTCATGGATCCTGTAATAACCGGACTACCAATACCGGCAGACCATTCCAATTTATACAGAGGGTTTGGATCAACCTTATGATAAGAAGCACTGCTTTCATAAACCCCTAAAGGATCTACATAAGTACTATCATAAACACCACCTTTTGTAGCGCTATTTTTTAACAAAGTATTGTACAATCTTCTAACAGTTAGGTTTCTCCATGGCAGTGCATTATAAACTGAATATTCTTCCGCATTTGTATCAAGAAAACCTCTTGACATAACTTCGGGACCGCCTGGTGCAGAAAAGCGATTGACAACAACTATTTCATTTGGTTTTCTCTCTGGTAACGCAAACTCTTTTAGGTCTGGAAAATCACTAGCAACGACTGAAGCAGACATCACACCCTTAGTATCAACAAAGTAAAAATTATTTGTTGTTCTTCCGCACGTTAATATAAGTTCATAGTCTTTAGAATAGTTTCCAACTCCGTTGTAAGAACTACTTTTTATGTTTCTAATATTAACAGGCCTTTTAGCCATTTCTTCCCTAAAGAACATAGCGCGTGGCAATTCAGGATCAAGCTGCAAGTCTGAATTTATATCTGGCGAAGTAAAATTTATTAATGCTCCATTTCCAGCATTTTTAAATACTTTTTTCTCGTCCTCTGATCCGTTTTCATAAGAAAAAGGGGTATTTGTAACATGAATTTTAAAACCTTCGGGTCTAGTTTTGTCTGTGTCCAATTCACTAGTAGTTCCAGAAATATTTAATGGTATGTGCCTATATTGAAGGCCTCCGACATATCGTTCGGTGAACGGGCCCTGCATAGATATTTCTCCACCCAAAGACATATCATCATGAATATTTGTAATCTTTCTTCCAGCGCTGCTGGTATGAATGTTAAATGGTATAAAATGAGATGATAATATTGTTTCGTCTTCTACGTTTTGAACATGAAAATTTAATTTTAATCTTTTTCCGGAAGTTATTCCTGGAATTAACTCATCTTTAATATCGCTTAAGACTTGAAACCCATATGGTACCTCCGCGCTAGAATCGCTAGCTGTTACTCTCAGTCGAGTTGTTGGAGAAAAAGGTTTAAGGACAGTTCTAGTGTAAGGAGATTTTGGTTGGCTATTCGAACCTTGCCACAACCCAAAGCTAATAAACCCAGATATTTGTCCCATATCCGTGTTAGCCATAAGTTCGAACTGACCCGAAGGTTTATTTTCTTTATTGATAACTTTTCTAAATGTTTCTCTTTGAGAGTCAACAGTAGAATCTCCAGATGAAATTTCATCAGTTTTATCTCTTTCTGCTCTTGTTCTCCACCATTCAGTACTTCTAGAAGTATCGCCATAACCGTTCATGTGATCAGATGTTGGAGAGGCAGCACGATTTTCAAACGCAGCCAAAAGAGTAGAAAACTTTCTTTGTTTAAAATGAGCAGGAGTGTAACTATATAAGTCCATTGCGTCGCCCGGCGCGAATCGCGAAATTAACTGCACATCATCACGAGGTGAACGTATACATGAATTTTCTTGTTCGACTTTATCAAGTGTTCCGTCTATCTGCAGGCTTGAAGTTATTGGATCCAATAATGGATATTTATGTCTAAATTTATTTCTTTCTAAGACATGACTTTCAATGATTGTGCTCAAATTTTCAGAAGTATTTGCTGATGCCGGCATCAATTGATGTATTATTGCATCAACCGCATTATCGATCCACTTGTAGTATTCAATATATTTTTCAACATTTGGAATATTGTCCACTTTTTCGAAAAAGAGTTGCCTCAATTTTTCCATTTGTTTATAATTTGGTCTATATGTGTTTACAGGCTCTCCAATTAAATTATTGAAGTCAGTTAAAGTTGCAAAAACTTTTAACATTTCTTCCGTTACTGATTGGTATGGACTTTTTTCAATTCCAATAAAATGAGTTATTGGTCTACTGTTTCTAGTAAGCAAGCGATCATCGCGAGTTCTTCCTTCAACCATATTTGAACTAGCTATAATTTCTGGTGGCTGCTGTTTTGCGTTAGACAAATAAATTCTGTCAACAACTTTTGAACTGTTGGCGGGGAAATGTTTACCCAAACCTGAGTGCTGTCTCTTAAGAGTTCTAGATAGTGGCACACCTAGAGGAGAATCTATGCTATCACCAGAAGCTACAAACCCATATCTAATTGAATCTGCCGAACCTGAAGACATATCTGTAACAATAAACTCGCCAGAATCATCAGAACCGGTTATGCCAGCAAAATCCCAATGCAAAGCGAGTGTTTCCATATTTGGAACGTATCTTGAACCTGTGGCATAGAAATTAAATTTGTCTGGCCCTTGGAATAGATAAGCATTTCTATATGGGTGATCGGTACCAAAATTTTCTACATCAATTGCATGTGCTCTAATAGCACTATCAGATATATCATTTAACCAATATCTAACCGAAGACACTTTTACATCTGAGCTTTCTATTACGTTTCCAGTAAAATTTTCTCTGTGGGCGCCGGCGTAAATTCTCTTTGTAGATTCTATGAGATCTCTATATTTTTGCACAGAGATGGAAGAGGAAACTACAAATTCATTTTTAATATAATCTTGTACAGCATTAACGCCATAAAATTCAATGCTTCCAGATAAATCGTTATCATTTTCAGCATCAACTAGCCCAGAACCACTAACTCCGGGCGAAAGAGGATATAAATCTCTATCTCCCACACGAGGAATCCCTCTCTTAATCCTAACTGCAAAATTCCACTTCTCATCATCGTAAACATTATAAAAAAGTGAAGATGTTAAAAAGCTTAATCCGTCTTCGAAAGAGTCCAAAAAATCAGATTCTAATTTGAAATAAGCATCATTGCTATTGGGATGCTCTCTAATCGCCAACACTCTTAAGTCATGATCTGGAGTTGTCCATGTAGTTGTTTCATCCTCAGTCCCTGCAGTGTGAAAACCGAATAAAGATGAAGCAGTCAGATTATATCTATAATTTGTAAGTTTGGGATGAATTTGTTTTGGAAAAATAACTTCTGCTTCCAGAGTCCTGAAAGAGCCACTAAAACTATTAATACTGCTTGTGATAAAACCAACTGAATTAGGGTTGTTGTTGTCTACAAATTGATAAACAACTGCACCATTTGTTTCATGTGTGCTAAAGTCTGCATAATTCTTTTTTGTTATTGTGTGGCGATAATTATCTTTAATCTCGTACATCGCATTATCGCCATATATATTAATTTTAACGATCTCATCATCAATACCAAAACAGCGGATAAGATTTCTAAAAGCTTTTTCAGTTCCTTTTGATTTGTATATGTAAGACAAATTATTATAAATGTTTTTATAAATTAAGTTTTTGACTTCGCGAAGATCTTTGTCAAAGATACGAGTTTCATCTTGCTGCGCAAATTGTTGCAAAACAGTAGAATCAGTAAAAAGCTCTGGAACTATTAACCCATGACTTTCTAATAGTTTATCTGCGAACGGTATTGCTTTGTAGCTACTACTAGGATATGTTGGCGCCTTTAAACCTGGAAGTGCCTTTATTTGCATTGCAAGAGTATCAAAATAATGTGAAATTATTTGAGTTAATTTAACAAGATTTTGTCCAGACTCTTGGTCTTCTGATCTTATCCACTCAGGAATACTGTTATATATCGCAGCATTATTATTTAAATCATATTCTTTTCCTTTTTGTTTCAAAGAAGAAAGTTTGGCTTGTACATCCGGATGATCTACCCTGATTATGGGGTCTTTAAATTCTGTAGCAGAGGCAGAAGACTGTATAAGTGCAGAACCAGTATTTCTAGAATTGCTAGAATAGCCAACCCATGTACCATTTGAGCCTCGACCTGAATAATCTAAAACAACATTGTCTATACTTGAAGTACCAGTTATTCCTTCGTTGAACTTATAATAAACTCCCAAATGCGTGTTAGCGACATCAGTGTTTGTTCCGCCATATATATTTCTATACCAATTTCTTCCAATTTGTTGCGCACCTTTTTCCACTTTCCAATATCTAAATTCATCCAACGAAGCAGATAATTTACCCCAGCCTACATTCGGCTGCAAACTTGTATCATCGCCAGCAATAAACGGACCTTCCGGTGAGATTGAAGCAGATGGTTTAGTTATCAAAGCGCCAATCGTCGCATTCAGCGAAGAACTCACATATCCAATTGAAGAGCCAGTTACTATTTCATTCTTGAACTCTCCATCAATATAAAGTTTCATTTTTAATTGGCTATTGAGATTTCTAACTGAGAAAGCATAATGATGCCATTTATTGTCTGCTATTCTAGATGTGTCAATCGAACCACTATCAAATGAAGCAGTTGCGATGCCTTGTGTTCCGGACATATAAGTTATAAGAAATGGCGAATGAGAAGTTTCCCGAGAACCATCTCCAAGCGTAGGACCAGAATCCATTTCAACAGTAAACCTACCATATGACACACTTGATGACACTGAAGAATGAGACCATGCATCCAAAATGACTTCTCTTCGAGTATTAGAAGCGTCAAATGCTGCTTTCTTCATCCAAAACTCAACAGTGTTGCCGTCAGCGCCACCAATTTTTAAATTACATTCTCTGTTCTGATTGAGTTTGTAAATATTTGCTTTGCCATCGTTGGATGGAAATATATCTTTTAATTTTGTGTTGTCAGGATCTTTATGTGGCCCACCTTTTATATAAATATATTCATAGGAAGACGTTGCCGGCGCGCCGTAGCCATAAATTACATCATCACTATCATCACTTGGTAAGCTGTAAAAACCATCACTATTTTCTACTTGTGTGCCCCATGCGCCATTATCGCCACTATCTCCAAATATTGCATAACCTGTAGTTCTTGGATATTCATTATCGAAAATGTATTTATCGAAAAAAGAAGCGCTATTAAACCATTCTTGAACTTCGTGTCTTGAGCCATCATAAGGAAAAGTGTTATAAATTTTTACAAACGACTGCTCATAATATTCTTCCGCTAATCCAAATTTTGCAAAATTTGCAGGATCTTTGAAATCAAGTTGAGGAATATATCTTTCCTTATCTTTAATTTTTTGTTCTACATATCTTTCTGACTCAGCATCTCTCGAAATGTTTGAAATCGAATCGCTGCTTAAAATTTGCGTTGGCTGTTGATATTTTCCAAAAAGATCTTTAATACTCATTTTTATTCAACCCTAAATTTAAATATCTCAGGTTGTTCATGATAAACATTATCTCTTTTGTAAACCAATTTGATACCATAAGAAAAACCTTGTTCTAGCATGGACACGTCAAAATCAAAATAATTTCCTTTTGAGTCGTAAGACAAAAGAGTATGATTCGTGCTTCCTGTTCCATAATCAACAATAGTCAAATCATCTTGAACTCTCACAATTTTGTAATATGCACTATCAATGACACTACTGCTTATATCAGATACATATTTTGTGTAACTATTTGGACTCCAATTTTTGTCTCTCACATAAGTTCTAAAACGAGCTGTTTCATTTTGGAAATATTTTGATTTTAAATTTGTAATTTTTGTAGCATAAGACATATTAGTGTTGTAATCGCCGGTGTCTAGACTTTTGACATTAATTGTTCCAGTGTGGAAACATGAATGATCATTGTTGATATCGCGGCCACCAGAGAAATTGCCAACAGTAAAGCCAACATTACCAGCATCTTGAGAATTAGTTTGATTCCCTGCAGTGCCATCCACGTCTTGTGTAAGCGTGATTGTTTGATCGAGATTGTCAACAGCCGATATCGGTGCTGTAGTGTAATTATTAATTGAAGAAGCAACTCGCGCAGTAATGCCTAACCTATTTGCTGATGTGTTGGAACCGCCGGCATAATCCTGAATTCCAATATTATTATTAGAAACAGTGTTGCTATCAGTTTTAAATGTGAAAGTGTGAGAAGTCCCGGTTGTATCTTTAAGAACAAATTGTACTTCGTGGTTAAAATCATTAGAAGCGCCATCCAAAGTCCATGTCGCAGTTGCATTTACTTGATCAAACCATCTATCATAAACTATGCTTGAAGTAGTATCAAGTGCGATAGAAGCTGAATAAATTCCTGTTTTTCCCGGGACAAGACCACCTGTAACAAAATCATTAATTGCTTGGCTTGTGTTTGTTCCGGTTTTCTGTTTCATGCCGGTTAGTGGCTCGTTCCCGCCGCTAAAAGATACAGCAGTTGCCCAATCGTCAGTCTCCGTTAAGACAACTGTTGTGTTTCCTTCCGACCCGCCGACAGATTGAGTAATGGTGACTTTAGAAACACCATCAGAAACTGCTGAAAATTTTGCATGACCATCAATGCAAGCTGCAAGATTATTAGCAGTAGATGCCAAACTAGCTCCTTTTACCCAAGATACACCTAGCGCAGGCGAAGATGAAACAACAGTAAAGTGGCTGCTAGCTATATCATCTGTAGCTAACAATACAACTTTATCACCAGCAGCAATATCTAAACTAGTTATAGTAACACTCGCGGTGGCGCTTGTATCAGTCTTATCCAAATAAAGTCTTACATATAACTGCCCATCTCCAACAGATGGAATATTTTTATACTGGCCTCGAACCATATTATAGAGATAAATTGTATTCATGTTATCGGATTCATTTGCTAAAGAGCTGCTGGCATAAAAATTTGCTCTATTGTCTTTAGTCGAAGAATCCCATCTAGCTTCAATCATTGGTCTCTTGAAAAAATATTCTGATGTTCTCGAGAAAAACTTTTTTGTATAATAAGATCTGTTGGCACCCGTAAGATTATGAAGTAGAACGCCATCAACAGGTGGTTGGGCAGTCCATGCGCCATCATTATACACCAACGCAGAACTCGAGTGATATGATTCATATTGTCCAGAAAGAAACACTCCAAGTCCGTAACTTGGCCTGTTATCCACAGAAGGACTCGCATCACCACCAGCGATCCACTCCTCCACTAATTCTGTTATATTAGCTTCTAAATCTTCATCACCGTTAGAAAACGAAACAGAGTATGTAACACCTTCAGTATCGAACACACCTCCAACAATGTCTGTGCCACCAGAGAAATCGCCAGGTGTCGGATCTGTGCCGGTGTTGCCGTTTATGGTCATGTGCGCATCGAGGACAGTCTTTGTTATGGTTGTGTTGCCGGCGCTGGCGTGGGCGGCTTGCGTCAACGTAACCACAGCGTTGACGCCGGAGACTGCCACGGCGGCCGTTATTTTTCCATTATGCCCTCCTGCAGCGTTAATCGCATCTGCTATCGCGGTTCCAACGCTTAGGGTGTTCAGATTCGGGGAAGAGAGTTGAACCCCAATCGTCGGTGCGTCGTCTCCGGAATCGTTCTCTACGGCGTTATCAAAGGTATATACTACAGAAGTTCCGTCGGTTGATTCTATAGTAATCGTCTTTTCGTCGAAATTGGCTGTAGCAATAGTCGACCCACCGCCCGTTGCAAGCACTGTGAATGTTGCCGTAGCCTGGTTATCAGCCCATCTAGTTGTACTCGTAGCATTTAACCAGTTTGCGCCAATTCCATCTTCAGTGTCATCTTGGTATTCTTCCATATCTAGGCCATAGCCTTCCTCCCACGATTGAGAAACAGGCGTGACTTGAAGAGTATAACTTGACGGAGTTGTATATGCATGTTCAGCGTTGAACATTCGTAAATAAAAATCTACACTACCACTAACTGGAATTGTACCTGCAACTCTTGATGCTGAAACTTCGCTTATAGGAAAATTAAGCAAAGTTCTAGAAAGTTCAGAAGTGGAACTAGAAGCTTGCGCATAAATTGAGAACACTTCGAGAACATCAGACGCACCCATATTAGAACCGGTTGCTCTTTTGGTATCTATAAGGCTAGATTTATATGCATTTGTTATTGTCGTATCTGCACTAGCTGTAAATCTTGCAATTGCCATTATTTAATAGTTCCTTTGATGTCGCTTGATGGGTATTTGAATTCTATAATATGATCATCGGGAACAACCAATATTCTGCCATCTGCTGAAATACTATCTTCTATGTTAAAACTTATACTTGAATAGGACCCACCAACTGGTGAATAGATATTTATATCTATAACATCAACAACACCCGGAACATTATTAATAAGCTTGACAATATCACTTATTATTAATGGCTCACCAATATCAAAAGTTTTATTTGGCGCTGTAATATTACTGGATAGAATCTTTGTCACGTTAGACAACACATCGTATTTATTGATTCTCATATCGCCAATAATAGTGAAATCAATTCCAAGATTTATAATATTTGCCGGCATTATATCAATAGTGTCATTAATCATCTTATATCTGCCAATCCATGTTTTTAAATTGTCCTCTAGTGTTTGCGTGTGATAAGCTAGTTTTTTGTTTGCGTCTTCGCTAACAATAAATATATTTATATTCCTTTTAAAAGAATCATTGTCTTGTATAATATTGCATCGCTTAATCGATCCGAACGCAGAACTCATTGAATAAATCACACTCTTGTAATCTTCTTTAGTAACAGCCCTATTCTGCGCTGCATATGTTCCCTTAATTCTGCTTTTAATTTCATCCATGGTCGGGGCACTAACATCTCCTACAATTCTTTCTTCGTTTGTAACTTCTAAACTATCAACAACTGCTTGAACTGTAACAGAATTTAGGCCGGCTCTATCTTTAAAATTAAAAACTGGAGTAATAACTGAATTAATCGTATGGGCGGACGCATTAGAATTGCTAACTGTGTTAGTTCTATAAGAGATTACCAATTTTGTATTTGATGGTGCTATGCCAAACTTATCAGTTGCGATTAAATTCGAAGGATCAAAGGACGTGTCAGTAACATATTCCTTTCCGTGAACCTTCAACAAGATCTTGCTTGGGTCAGCAACAGAATCATTAAATATTTCTGAGTCGGAACCATGACCAAATTGTAAAAATGTACTATTTTGTTCTTGTTCTACAACAAACCTTCTTGCAACCGCATATGCTTTCATGATAGATGGCACTTGATGCTCATCAGATCTTCTGTTGCTTACAGAACGATAAATGATATTTTGAGTCAAATAATCAACTTCAAAGTATCGGTTACCTTCCGTATCGGTCACGGAAACTATTTCTGTAATATTTGGTGAAGCCAATTCAAGTCGCAAAAACTTTTGAAATCCACCTACTGTAATTGTTTCTTCTGATATTTCTCCTGAAATTACTTTACCCTTTGCTTTAACAGCAAAGGAAGTGGGCGCGCCTGTTTCTGGATCTACTTTTGCGACAACAATTTCATTTGTAACTTTAGAAAAATTTATGTCTTCATTTAAAGCAAATATGCCACCGCCTATTGAAGAAAAAACAGAACCTTTTCTAAGAATAGGATAATAATCTACATCTGGACCGGTACCAGAAGACTGAGACGGGACTATAATATATAAACTGATATCTCCATATGAAACTTGATTCTGTCTATATTTATAGCCATATTGCCTTCCTAGTCGTAAAACATTACTATACTCAGACGCTGTGTCTATGAAACATTCATTCGTTTGATAGTCTAAATAAAAAGATAAAACATCTCCAACGTAAGATACGGTGTCCAACATTAAGGCACCGAAAGATGCTTCATTGAAATCTTTAAATGTATCTGAATAATATCTTTGAGTGTACTCAATTAAATCGCTTTTAATTGAATCAAAATCACGACTTGTGTACTTTATTGGAAAAGTTTTTTTCGCCATTTACTAAAAGTCCTTTCCTTAAATAGTCATATTAAAGACTTATATCGAGAAAATCATTAGCACCCAATGCTGGTATTGAATAATTTATTAATATTTCAAGACTATTTGGATCCGCCGTAAGATCTTCGTGATCCGATTGAAAAATAATTTGATTTATTATTAAAAATGGCATATATAAATTAACTTGTTTGCTTATTCGCAAACTTATTCTGGACTTTAATTCACCAGAGTTTTGTTCAAATAAAAACATTGGAAGGCCGACGCCAAATTTAGCATCCATTACTCTTTCGCCAGGAATTGTTAATAACAAATTTTTAAAATTTTGTTTTATCGACTCTCTAAGAGTTTCGTTTAGTTGATAAGCCCCAACTCTAGAATCCGTTTGTAACGGTAATTTCGGTGATATTCCTAGTGACATTGTTTAAAATTCTCCTCAAATATAAATATATTATTCTTCTAAATTTTCATCTTCTGGAAGAGGTAAATTTGAAATAAAGTTTTTAGTATTTTGAAACATGGTGCCAATACTCTCTACAATCCCGCTATCTGTAAAGGTCTTTATAGAATATGCTGTTATTAATGCCAAAACTCTTTTAATTGGGAAAAGATAATCAAATAATAATTTAAATTCATCTTTTTTCTTCATTTCATTAAAAAGATGCTCACTATTTGTGTTAGAAGTATAATCGTTTTGTGTGTGCCAGTTTTTAGTCAACACATAATTGACTGTTTTCTTTGTTGCATCAAAATTTTCTTCCAATAAAGGAAACAAAAATATGCCCTGACTATATGCTCCTGGGGGATATCCCATAGTTTCGTACGAATCCCAACCCGGGTCTGGCGCGGATTTCCACCATTCTTCGTATGGAAGAGTAAGTTCTCTCAAATAATATGATTTTACTCTTTTGATATTTAAAAGTTCAAATTTTGAAGCCATGCCGCCTCCGTCTGTGTCCGGAGTGAGCTGCGGTATATATGGTTCACCTGACGCAAGGAATTGAGTAGGGAACCATGTTTCTATTCCTGCATAAAAACTAAATTCGTCATTGTCATACGCGGTGGAATTGAGAAAATATCCATAGCCCGGGAGATCTTTATTTCGTGAAAGTGGGCTCTCAGCGGCATATGGCAGGGGCGAGACGTCACCAGTATCCTCTGGCAAGAGATATGATAATCTAACCCCGTAAGAAAACTCCTTAGCAAAGGCTTCTAGCTTTATATCACTAAACCCCTCATTGCCGCTGGCGTAACTAATTTTTGTTTCTATATAATCAGTTATTGGACTTCCTTTTGTAAATATTGCCATTGGACTCGCAGGGATACCAGTTTCATCGATGGTGGCTAAATAGTTGCCGTTGAACCAACCAGATTTATAAAGCTGCATAGCATTAAAAAGATCTCTTTGATAAGACGAAGTCCAAGCTCGGAAAACGGCGCCGCCTCCGGTATTGTCGGCCGGCGGAGGGTCAATGGTAGTTATAAAATCTGTCCCATTTGTAGATAGCCATGCATAAAGATTTCCATCGGCAAAATTAGGATAGTGTGCTTTGTGCCAGATGTGATCCTCCCACACCATTTTGCTAGTGGATTTTTGATAACTAATTTTATTACCAATCCACCCCCCGAAGCCCTTTTCGGGCTTTGCATGCATGCCCACTGTAAATCCGTCCTGCGCAGCAATAAGTGAATATTTTTTGCCGGAATCGAAACCGAAAAGCAAGCCAAACAACATATATCTTTCAAACTCTTCTTGAGTCTGAAACCCTTTGACGTCAGTGGAGTCTGATTTCATCGCTTCTGCGGCATCTTGCCCCCATATAAAGGACACAAGAGGTGGTTGGAGAAGTTCTCCGGCCATGGAGGATAGGTATTTGCCTTCTATCATTGCCCATGGATCCGTAAAAAACAACCCATTTCCATCTTCTTTAGATTTCATGAACGTTCCGTTACTAGGGAAAGTGGCCATCGACGCGCCCTGCGTGGGGTTATCCGGGATCTCGTGCCCATCGACGTCCGGAGCGACTTTCCATGTGGGTGCATCGTTGAACGTGCCATCAGAATTTTCAATATCTTCTCCGGTCCAAGAGCGCCTCACATCAAATTCATCAGGAAACATGGCCACTGCTAGACCATCTTCGCCGCCGAAATTATCGCCTGTCGTCTCCGGGGCTTTTTCACCATCATGAAAAAAAGATTGGATTATACCGGTGGTCTCTTGGCCTTTAAAAATATTATTAAGAACAATACGACCGGTGACAGTAGCTGCCATTGCATGCGGATCTTTAAATTTAAAACCTGTGAAATCTCCAAAATATCCTGCCGTATAATATCTAAAAGCGATATTTGTTAAAAGTTTTCGGTGATTATCATCAATAAAATCAAAAATACCCGGTATTGTAAGAGGAAGTAATGCTGCGCCAGTTAAAACTCGAGCTTCAGTAATCCCGTCATCCTGAAGACCTATGCCAAGAAAATTTTGTCGCCAATACTCACTCCAAAGTAATGATTCTCTCTTGGCAACTAATTGGGCGTTAGCCCAAACTTTCGAACCATTTAAATGATCAAGATATCTATAAGCAAGTGGTCTTGTAAGATGAAGCTTGTCGTAGTCTACATAACAACCATGGTCTAAAGGAAGTTGGTTCAAGCCTGCATAATACCTGCCTGATATAAATTCATTATGTACAGTACTCGGTGTTGAGGTTACCTCCTTTTCGACGTCATAACCATAAAAACCATCATACAAGTATACATTCTTTTTAGACAAGTCTGAATAAGGCAAGGGGGCGCCCGGGGGCATGTTGGTTGTTGCCTTTGTTGCTAGCGGCGTGTCGGGGCCGTCACAGGGGGAAAGAGGTCCAGTGTAACCAAAACAATCGCTAATCATGTTGTACAACTGTTCACCTGCTAGGTAAAGCGACACGAGCAGAGCGCTTGCGAAGACGGCGGCGCCGGTGAGCTTCCAGCCGCCCAGGGCGATCAGCAAGGCTGTGAGCCCGCCGGATTGGGAGCCGATCCAGGCCCAGGTCCTCCACTCATCCCACACCGATGAGTCGGAGCCAGTCACCTTCCATGGAGTGAGTTCCCTAAGGAAATATGTATCCAACCATTGAAGTCGTCCGAAGCGGCCCAGTTGTCCGAGTGGGGGGAGGAATTCGTCTTTAACGCCCTCCTGCTCATTAGCAAAATCACTAGGATGCTCATTTATTTCTGTGGGATGTGGCACAAGCGTGCACAACTCTTCCATGAACGCTAGCTCTTCTTGTATGGTGGCTGCAACAGCGCTGTCGTAGTTGTCGTACATAACGCTAGGATCGTACATACCATATTCATCCGTAGGTCCGAAATCAAAATTCTTTTTAGCATCTTCAATTCGTTTATCAAACTCTTCTTTTTGGCCATATGGAGGAGGAAGTTGTTTCCACTCGAACATGGAGCATCCGCCAGCAGATACCATATCTCCAAAGATATCTCCATATACTCTGAAAAAATCACTCATGCTCATATAGACTGGTTCTCCTTCGATCATTTTATCCTTAAGTCCGTATCGCATATCTCCTTTATATTCAACTGGCAAGTAAAAAATTCTTAAGGCGATGTTGTCGACAATTTCTTCTTGAAAGAGAGGGTTTCCATTATCATTTTTAAGAGCTTTCAAATTTTCTCTAATTAATTCAAAAGAATGAAACTGAATTTTTACATATCTTTCTAAAATAAACCCTTCATGATCCCTCGGATGATGGATAGGCTTCATCACTTGTCCGTCGTCCCACCATTGAGCATAAGTCGGCATGTCCATTGCCGGTGACCATCGCGGGTTTGTCCAAGTTGCAAGCTCTGCGATGGCTTCTGGGAAGGTTGAGCCGGGGGAGAAGATCTGGCCGGGTTCCGGGAACCCTAAACAATGTACTGGGCTTTCAGCAAGTGCACTAAGATTATTAGCATTCCAGACCATCAAACCATCTGCCATTGAAGCTAAATCATATATTTCATCATTGTCTAAAATAACCTGGTCGATAACACTTCGAAAACCTTGTTTTTTATAAAAATCTTTAAACAATGTTACAACATCAGACATTTCTGTTTCAATAACCTTCTTTGTTACTTTTTTTATTATATTTTTCCAAGTTATATCATCAAAATCTTTATATTGTTCAAATGTGCCTTTGCTATACATGGCCTGAATTGAACTGTGAATTTGAGACCCCAAAAAATTAATCATCAGATCATCACTCAAACACTCTTCAACATTGAAAACGGCAGTAATAGGAAGAGCACGTATAAAATATTCAATTAAAATTATTTTAATTAAAATTCTAGCAGCTATAGCTCCATCACCATCTTTGTCAACAGAATAAAATAATTCTAACATTGAAGGAGACTCCCCCGCCATGGGATCAAGCTTGTCAATAAGTTTACTAAGGTATTTTTTTGCATTGTCTTGTATGCTAGTCAAATTAAGCTGCAAAGCTTGATAATTTGGATACCCTTGAAAAGCAGTTGAGAGCGCGTCGGAGTCTTCACTGATTAAAGAAGAAATTTGTTTTATTAAATGTTTGAACATAACTCCATATAATTGAAACATGGCTTGGTTTCCTCCGAGCATGTAGTCAGAATTTTTATTACTTGCCAACAATTTTAAAAGAACTGTATCAAGAATAGTTTCACCATCATAGTCGGGGCGCGCGATCCATCCGGATTTTGTCTCAGCACGATCAGTATTGGGGTCAACAAGTGGTATAAAACCAATTGGGGAAGTTGTCATCTTTTTTACCAAATACCTTTCAAAAACTTGAGGCTGAAGTGGTATCTCGCCATATATCCCGCCTACACCGGCTTTAAGATCTGGCCCAGCATGAATGTAACCAAGCACCAGCTTTTCAGTTGCGGTGTCGCCGACACGATTAAGGATCTTGCTGTCTTTAAAGACCTCTTTTATTTTTTTGAATCTTCCCAAATCGGATGTATCCATCGTATCTTCGCCTTGCAATTTCCCAACAAGACCTATTAATGATGTAGTTTCTTCATAGTCAACAGTTGAGCCTATGCCTTTAGTACTCTTGATGGCATATCGATCAATAATACACCAAGTATTATCTCCTTCTACCTCGGTCAACTCAGGTTCTCTTTGTGGCAACAAAGAAAAATTCAATTGACCTTCGTAGTCCACTTCCATGGAAGCTTCTCTGCATGCAATAATAACATCTAATGTCGGACGAGTATCATTGCGAAAAAGATCAATTATTTCACCATAATTTGGTTCTTCCATTAATATTTTAGTCGGGCCAGGAAACGCGGAGTTGAGCGTTTTGAGTTCATCAAATAACGCCTTCATCGCGCCTTTGGTTCCTGCTACGATGTCCTCGGCGTCACCCATTGCATACGAAAAAGTATGTTTGTCTATTTGAGATTGCCACATGTCCTCTGCAAGTTCATTATATTTCCACTCATTAAGATTTTGGACGTGAAAGGGGCCATCATAATTATCATCATTTTGAGTTTCGCTTAGTACAAATTGGCCGCCATATGGAAAGTACAAATAACCAGGATGAAAATCTAACCCATCCATATAGTAAGTCAACGCCCTTTCCATATGACCTCCCAAAAGATTGCCAGCATAGTCACCTGGATCAAACTCGTTGTTGGTGCCGGAAAAATGGTCGAGGCTGGCGTCCTCTTCTTTGGGTCCCAAAGATGGGTAGAACGCTATGCCGTTCTGTTCGTGCCAATGGTAAGAGGATGCGCCTTGAGCGAGGGCGGTGGAGTAGTCCCCCTGCATCTTACATATAGTCCAGTCATCGCAATTCCCATGGTTATGGTATTCATGCATGAAGGTTACTTCGCTGTTTGAGTCCGTCTCGGTGCTCAACTCATTGTCGCCCTCCTCGTCCGAATAACCCACGCCGTGGGTGTCTCCCCGGGCGAAGTGGAAGTCGGTGTCGAGAGTGAATCTCAATAAAAACAATCTTAGTAGACACTCCTTTGAAGATTCAATATTCCACCCCCATCCGCCATATACTCCCCATGGCATGTCTGGAGCGTAACCAAGTTTAACTTCGAGAACATCCCTATAAAACTGCGGAATACCATGTGGAGCAATTTGATGAAGGGTTGTTAATATTTCATGCCATCCAACCCACCCTTCACCCTCCATCTTATTAAGTCGTGGAGTTACGCCCGGGCCGTGATGTCCGGATCTAAAATCAACATATTGCATATACTCTGCGACTTCAAAATCAGTGAGACTAACAGGATCTATAAGAAAAGAAGAATAGCCGTAGAAACCTTCTAAGTCATCTGACTCAAATTTTGGATGAAGAACTAGACCTTCCGCTTTTGGATATCCATATTTATAATCCTTATGATAATTTCCTTTTGAGAGTGGATCAAACTTATAATTATATGAATATCTTGCGTAATATCTAAAAGCAATTCTAAATAAATCATCCAATTGTGCAGCAGAAAAATTTGCCCAGTAATTTGTTGAATCTCTGTTTAAAACATTTGCAGGATCATACATGTTCGGAAATATTTTACCGGAAGCTTTGTGGCCCTGAAAATATTCAGAAACTGAATATGTGCCATATACTCCTACCTTTTCGCCGTGTAGTTTGAGAAAACGTTGCATAGGCGATGGAAAGTCATAATATACAGGAGGCCACTGCCTCATTTTTTTTCCTTTAGCCAGCCTATAAGATTCTCCAGATACGAAAGCACTAACTGGCTCATCCGAACATGGTTCATCGATCACCCCTTGGCCGGAAGGAGAAGGGCACGGATTGTTAATATGGGCTTCCTTTGAGTTTGAAGCTATAGCAACATTATTCGGAGCACGAAGCCAACCGGCGGAGTTCATCATTTCCGTCATTAAGTTTTTTTGTCTCCTTATTTCTTCACATACTATGTGCGGCTGATATCTATCCTCTGGGAGTTCCACTAAACCACCAACGTCAACCTTTAAAGAAAAGTTGTGATATTTTGAAACATCATGCTCAGTTGTATCATAAAAAGATGAAGGCTGATTTCCTCCAAAAAGAATTTGGTCGTCGACTAAATGTGAAATCTTAAAGTAAAATTCTTCAAACATCTCTACATCGCTCGTTATTAAAGTATAAAAATTTCCTAATTCTGCGCGAAAACTTGTTTTAACAAGTTCTAGAACTGTATTTAAAGAAATATTTTGTGCTCCTTGTTCGTCGGTCATAACATCCTTAACCGCCTGAGCTGCTGTCTCTTTGATGTGGTCTTCTAGGTTCTTCGTGCGCGTTGCAGTATCGTCAGATAGTGCTTTGAAGGCAGTTTTCAAGTCAGCTGAGATCTTACTTCCCTGAGCATTAACCTGCTTTTCTATAGACTCTTGTGACAAACCGATCTTTTCTAATGATGCTCTATATGCTTGTTCTGCGTATTGGTAATCTAAATCAGTACAGTCAACTGCGATATTTTCTGGATGATCAGTAGGTGCGCATATGCTTTCTTTGTCAAGATAGCCCCCTACATAACCAAAAAATGGAACGACCTTTGATTCATAGTCGACCATTAATTTTATTTTGTCGGGCACATTTGGATAATTTTGCACAAATTGTACCACATACCTTGCCACTCTATCGGAGGGAGGTATACCTTTTAGCAATCTACATAATTCCTGCGGAGTTAGACCTGCAAATAAACTATTAAGGAACGCTTCAAAATCAAAATCTTCACCAAACAATTTCTTAAGACCATCTGTATTTAAGGACGGAGCGTCGGCAAGCGTTCTATCTCCATAATCAAAAGCTTCATTCCCTACATTGTCAATACAATCATCTTTCCAGCTCCATAGATATGTTCTAAATTTTTCAACAATTTCTTTTTCTACCCATTCTATTATTTCATCATTAATCTTTTTCTTTGCTCGCCGATAAGCTATATCATACAAAGTTCCAACAGCAAGATCTGTTACTTCGAGTAAAGTATCAAAAGTTATATCACACTTTTTATACGGAGGAATTGGATCTGTTTCTTCTTGTTCTTTATCATCATCAAATCTTTCTATTATCCATTCGACACCTGCGACAATGGCCTTCCCCAAGATATGAGAAGCAGCTAAAATTGCATTACAAAGAAATTTTTCCCAAGACTGGCCTGAAAAACTGGCATTTAGCGCTTGTTTTATGCCTTGAGCTGTTTCTTCGCTTATGCCAGAAGGAGTTTCAGTAAATGGAATTTCTTGTAGATCTTCTGCAAGTTGTCCAGCATACCAATCTTCTGCCCAATTTCTGATAGCATGTGCGAAATCAGTTATATTGATGGGAACTAGATCTGCCACATCAACACCACCTATTGTCCCGGGAATATAAGTTCCGCTATCTAAAAATACAGCAAACTCATTAGCCTTTTCCGCATCAGTCTCTATAAGCTCATAAAATTGTTCAAGCATCGCTTCGCATGCCATATCAAGTAAATCTTCCAACGATAGGCCTAGGGCGGCCATCTGGCACAATAACCACTCTTCAATAAGAACAGGAATATCCATTCTAGCCAAGACATATCTATAAAGATCGTGCAAAGAGTGAATTTTCGCCGGCGCAGTAGGCAATACGCCCATAAAATAATCACCTAGGTATTCGTTCAGCCCTTTTCTTCTATTTTGTACGACCTCTTTAAGAAAATTATCATAACTTGCCTGTTCATATAAATTTTGTATTTCTGAGCCTACAGATTTGACATCGCTCCACATCTTTTCCGATTGAACAACTGCAGCTTCAGCCTTTCTCCAAAAACCAGGATTGCCTCCAGTGGCTAACTCTCCTGGTACAAATTCCGGCTTTGGACGAAGAAACTTTTTAACAAATTCATCATGTGGAAAGTTGGGAACAAGATCTTGAAATGCTGGAGATTTACAGAAAAATTCAATATTATTTGGATCAAAACTGGCGACTTCTCCAGCTGCCGTGGTAGCAAGTCTTGCGCCTTCGAGTTCAGGGTCAAAATCTAGAAAAGGCGCTGCTTGTCCTGTCGATTCTATCACTCTTCTTATTAACCACAATCTTCTAGCATCAGTGAAAAGTGGTATTGAAAAAACCTCATTGCCCAAAGGCAGTTTCATATATACCGGGTCGCTGATGTCGCCGCCCGGGTGTTTTGTCGCAATTCTGATTGGAGCAGCTATCGCTGGATTCAACCAAACGTCTACTAAATTGTCATCATCCATAGTGTCTGCTTCTTCGTAGCCACCAGCCCATGGTTCAGCATTAGTGACTATCGCGAAAGGCTCGCTTGCTTTAACACCGTTCTTTTTCAAAAATTCCCAAATTTCTAAATAAAAGTCTCTTAAAGCTTCTGCTTCATAACTAAAATCATATTGCCAATACGCTATTCCTTTTCCAACGTACGTTTCAGCTGGGCCCATATACACTGAGCCAGAATCCTTTACTTGCGAATCATAGTCTTCGAATTTTAAAGCCAGCACTTCTACTCTTCTAGAAAATTCAATAAAACTACTAAATCTAATCAGATCTTTTGCACCTGGCGTAGGAGGTGGAGGCACCCAACCTTCCATCTCAAAAATATCAGTGAGAAGTTCACCATCTGGATCAATAGGGAGCGCGAACTCGTCAGAAAACGTTAGTTCGTAATTGCCGGCAACAAATTCTTCTTCGAACACAAGACTGCACAACACCAAAGGATAAGAATTTGGTCGACCATCTGATATGAGAGGAGGATGATCTATTATAATTGTTTTAGCAAGCTCTACTTCTGCCGCATCATCTATCGGTTTTTTCCCTGATTCTGACAACAAAGGTTTTAAAGCCGCCTTTTTGGCCTCTTCTTCTGCTTGATCTTCCCAGCCATCTGGGCCCGGGTTCACTGTAGGTTGTATAACAACAAACAACTTATTTTCTGCATTATCAATCCCAATAGCGTCTGCAAGCTCTTTCCTAAAACCTTTAAAAGGTATTCCGGGTTTTCGTTCTAGCCAATTTTTTCCACTATCAGTTGCCATTTATGTGTTCCTATGTCGTATTAACATTGCTGCTTAAAATATAAGTAGGCCCTAGATTCCATAAATAATTGCGCTCTAGACCATCTAGCTTGATCCCTTTTGCAATTAATTTAGTTTCTACACCTTTTGCAATTTCTGCATTGGTCGCGCAAGCTTGCCATCCCAAAAAGAGTGTATCAGGCAAAGTGTGAACTAATGGATCCGGAAGTGGACCAAAGCTCGTCATATTCTCCGGAGCTAGTTCCCATGTCTTAACTGTATGTGGAACTCCAAGTGGCACAGGGCCAGCTCCTGTGGACATGGCGCCCATGGGCGCGTTGGCAGGCAACTTATGACTATGTTCACCTATTACCATATTTAGTTTCATCTGCATTTTTGCGAAATTGCTAAGAGAGGTTCTAAGTTCGTCAATCCACTTTTTCATAAGCATCAAATAGCTAACCAAATTGTCTCCTTTGACAAGAGGCTGAAGATCGGCATCATCGTTATTAACAATAAAATCAATCGTTGAATGCATGCGTGTTTTAAATCCCCCAGTGTGATATTTGTCCGTATTGGCAATTAATTTAATGCCACCATCTCTACTGATAATTCTAACTGCGTCGGCCTTTATCGCGACGGCAGATCTGCCCGTTATTCCTCTTTTCGGGGCGGTGGGTTTTTTTGGCACACGCCTTCTTTTTCTTAGCATTTTTCCAAGTGACCCTTCAGTGATATAGAAATTTTCATCAATATCGGTTTTTGAAGACAAATAAATCATCGCTCCATCATATTTGTTACTAGGGTTAATTAAAAGTTTGTCTCCAGTTTTTGGATCAACATCTGGCCAATATCCTTGTTTTTCAAATATGCCAGGATTACATGCGCCGAAGCCTGCAACTAACCTAATTGCAAAAGCCTGAGTATCTCCGGTGCCTCCATATCCGCTCATTAGAGTGCTTGGTCTATCGCGACCAAGTATCACCGCGCAGCCCGATGACTTACCCTCTAAATCATCTAAAGAGACAACTCTTTCACACTCTGATTTATTATAATATCCGGTTGGCTCTATATGACGCGCGTTGCCAAAACCAGAGGAGGCGCCTTGATGAGCAAGTCCGTAATGTGCTAAAAAAGAAGGATCGATTCCTCTTACTTCAATAGCTGGTTTTGTGTAAAGAAATGGAAATTTTTCTTCTGTACCCATTATTGTGCTTTAAGCCTCCTAATCTAT